GATATGTGCGATAATACTGAAATTGCGTATGTGCTTGAGATTATTAGACATTTTTTACTCTAATTAGGCATTTTGTTGAAATCATGTACTCATATGTGTACTCAATTCAATGCAATGCTAAGAAAACGATGAAAACAATGCGAGGCATTATACAGCGAGTTCATTAGACTTGATAGTTTTGTTAATCTACTTACACCAGCATTCCAGAACCTAAAACATGGCGGTTTGTCCTCGTTTTTCAGGAACCTTTTCCCAGTTGCCATATATGAGTTCGACGCAGTCGGTGCGTTTGTCGCTGCCGCCGACTGTGTATTGGTAGTCGACTTCGACGACAGGCAGATCTTTGAATACTTTTCGAATGTCGGGATGGTCGTTGATAGATATGATCATCTTGCCTTTTATCGTTTTTGCGAGTTCGGCCATTTTTTCATATTGGTCAAAACCAAACGGCACGCCGTAGCCTTCTGTTTCCCAGTATGGCGGGTCGCAGTAGAACAATGTGCCTGGTCGATCGTATTTTTCGATGATGCGCGCCCAGTCGAGGTTTTCAATGGTTGTGCTGGATAATCGAAAATGAGCATCTGCCAAATCTTGCTCTAAGTTGAGCAAGTTAAAGCGAGGGCGGCTTGTGGTCGATGTGCCAAACGTTTGCCCCTCCACTTTGCCACCGAAGGCTTGTTTTTGCAGATAAAGAAAACGTGCTGCACGCTGTATATCGGTCATGGTTTCGGGCGGTGTTTTCTTCATTGTTTCCCATGTTTCTCGGCTCGACAGCACCCACTTAAATTGCTTATACAGCTCTTCAAGGTGGTGCTTTACGACTCGATACAGATTCACGAGGTCACCGTTTACGTCGTTTAGAATCTCGACTTTAGACGGTTCTTTCAAGAAGAACAAAGCCGCTGCGCCACTGAATGGCTCCACGTATGTTGCGTGATCTGGAAACAATGGAAGAAGATGCTCGGCAAGTTTACGCTTGCCGCCGATCCATGGAATGATGGGTTTTGCCATGAGGTTTTACTCCGTTAATGGTGCTCATGGCACTCTCGTTTATGTGTTTGCAGCGTGGGCATTTTATCTCGATCATTTGAAAAACACCTTTTGCTAGTAATTTATTACATTTTGAACATCGTATATTTTGCATGTGAACCTACCGAATAAATCTGATAGACTCGCCCCGCCGCTGGCCAGCGGTGGGAAAGCCCTGGGTTGGTTCACGTAGCTTGGTTACGTGATCTGACGGCTCGTTGGAATTGGTGCTTCCTCTGAGTCGCTTTCTCATTACCACTTTTCAATAAAATACGCAGTTACCGTGCGCATTGGCACCTGCGTATTTTTGACACAAAAAAACCGCTTTCGCGGCCGTGGGTTCTTTGAACGTTTGTTACTCGTGCAAGTTGATTAACGCTCTTGCTTCTTCTCGTGCTGCGATTTCAACTGCATATTTCGTTTTGAGAACTTCAGCTCCCTCACCTAACATTGCAGCTTCTCCTACTTTCGAGATAATCCAATCGGTATTTGCGAGATAAGCTTTTGCTTCAGTAACTTTCTGTGCTTGTGCAGATACTAACTGCTCTGCTGCTAATTGCTCTGCTGTCTTAATGTTTTTAAACATCTTGCTCAACCTCCATTTCTTGCTCAATTTCTTGCTCAATCGGTAGCCATTGAATAGGGCATGGTACTTCGCCATCATCAATATCAAACGTGTAATCAGCCCAATCAGTTGACTGGCTCGGCTCCGCTTTTGAGCTGTCATACTCGTATTTAATCGTGACAGATTCACGAGTAACTATGCCGATGAAATGAGAGTCTTCTTCTGGCTCTGCTTGGCCACCTTCTGGAATCGCTGACAAATCATATTCAACATCATCGATAGTTAAAACTAAGCCGGACAACGCTATGGCCGTTTTTTTATTCGATGCAACTGGGGATAAAATAATTTTCATAACTACTCCTTAGTACCAGCGGCCAATTGCCGTGAAAAACAAAACAGCCCTGTCGGGCTCATTGAATTGACGTTCTTCGAGCTTCATTAAAACTCCGTGCCGCGAAAAAAAAGTATTTGGCGTACTGACTATTGAAGTGGCCTGATCTCTAATCCATGCGCTCATTGCTTTACGTGCAGAACCTCCATTACCTGTTGTTAATGCTGTTGCTGTCAGCTGCACTGAGGGCGTATTAATAAAAGTCGCGGGGGTCACAAACGAATCGTCAATTACACTTTTGCTGTCAAGAGAAGTGGGAAAGCCGCTTTGAAGAACTACAGTACGACTACAGATCATCGTACCATCCGCAAACTTAGTGTATTCACCGTTTGCATTTGAGCCGCGTTCGATGATGGCACCGGTTGGCACACTTGATAATTGAGATACTGTGCCCACCAGGTTGCCAGTGTGTAGGACTTCTCGCCATGGAGTCCATACGTCATAAATGTTTCTAGATCTTATAAAATATCGATTAGATTCTACATGCAGTGTTTGAGTTACCGCTGATGATTGATTTTTGTCTACCGTCAGCACAAACGTCTGATTAGTTGTTGTAATGGACGCAGGTTTATTTAACGAATTATTCCAAGTAGCATGCGATGCATTTCTATAAACACCTGTTTCAATATAGCTATTTAGATCAATACCAAAAACCCCGTATAACCCACCACCACCAAGACCAAAATCCCCAACTCTCAGCAACTTAGGCTTTCCGTTCGCACCATTCCCTGTATCAGTTGCACTTTGAGTAACGTCATAGCCTGCTGCGGTGCCTGCTGCATCAAAGAACTCTTGCGCTTCCCGCGCAATTTTCCGCATTGTCGCAAACGTGTGTTCTTCACCCGTTGGGTCTTTGATCGTCACGTCTTTATCTAACGTGGCGATTTCCGCGAGCGTCTTGTGAACACTGATCGCGTATTCGTTGGTATCCTGCATAGCTTTAATGCCAGCCAAAAAAGGCGCGCCTGTCGGCTGGACTTTGGCGGGTTGGTTGGTGATAGTCGATCCATCCCACGGCATTGCCAGCGTGAGCGTGCTGACCCCGCTGCCATTTGCAGCGGTGCCGCTGGCGATCTCAACAGGGATATTATTAACAATAAGCGCCCATCCAGACTGCACAGACGACAAGTCCACGCCCCCCGTGACAGACACCGTAATGCTGCCGTTTGTCACGCTGACAGACGGCAAAGTGATCCAATTAGCCATAAAAACTCCGAATTAAATTTATGAGACTTGCAATAATCGCCATCGAATAGTGCATGGGTTGAGATAGTTAACGCGGCGCGCCAATACTCTGATGCGTATATGGACAGTTGTGCCACCGTATGCGCTACTCCATCGCGTTAATGGTACGGCCTCAGCTGTCACGCCCCATGCCGTTTGGGCAAGCGTTGGCACATCAGCATTCACGCTTGTGTTTTCAAACCCAGCCGTGGCGACCGTGTAGTATTTCGTCCCAGACCAAGCAGCTCCAGGATGTCCGGTATCCAGTATTGCTTCATAGACAGTATTGATTCCGGAGCTATTCCCTCCCGACACATTGCCGAGATTGAATGTACCCGTAGCAACCACCATTTCACGCGACAGTACGACGCCATTGAACTCTGCTGAGCCATTTTTCAAAATTCGCCAGCCGCTGACGCCCTGCACGAAGTTATTAGATTTGATCTCATCGCTAATTTTCGCGCTTGATATCGCGCCATTTTCGATGTTTGCAGATTTGATGATTGCGTTCTTGATGTTAGCGAAATCCACTTCCAGATTTTCCGCGTCAACAAAGTTGGCTTTCAGCTTGCCATTTTCGAAAACGAGCGTGCCGTCTTCTGATTGCAACTTGCCTAGCAGCAGCTCTTTTATCGATGCTTGGTTGATGTAGACATCATCGCCCTCAACATAAAATGGGGTTTTCGTGCCGTTGGCCGTTTTGAATTTCATTGCGTTGGCGATGAATTCAAGCGAGCTGCCATCTTCGCCAACGTTGGCAAAGATACCGGCTAACTGATTGCCGTAGACGGCCATAACAGCGGCGGTGGCGGTGGCTTTGCCATCTGCATCGAGTATTGCCTGGTACATTGCCCCTGCTGACACTTCGACCGCTTCGCCAGCGGCATTGGTGCCTGTCACGGTGACATTTCGCAATGCTTCGGCAATAGACGATTCGCCCATCCATGTGTTGCCCGCGAGCTCGCAGGACTCTGCGGTTTCGTGGCTGGTTGGGTTGCCGTCTGCGTCGACACAATAGCCGATCGCAGTGCGGCGGTAGTCAACAAACTCAGCCTTGTTGTCACCCACCTTTACTGCGAGTTCGTCCACTGTTTGCGCGAGCGCTGTGGTTTCATTCGCGACCGCTTTTGTCTCGCTTCTGGCCAAGGCGATGGTGTCGCTTTGTGCAGTCTGCTCACGCGCTGCAGCGGCGGATTTTGCGGCTTCAAGAAACGCATTTTCTGACAACGCATCATCAGCAACTTGCAATTTATGCGTGCTGATAATTTGCTGTGATATGGTCCCCGCTTGGGCGTTGAGTGTTTGCTCAACATTACTCATGCGGGTGCCGTATTCGTTTTGCGTTGTCGTTTGGGCGATTTGAGAGATCAGCGATTCAGCGCCATCAATCCATTGCTCTGCAGAATTGGCTTTGTTGATCGTGCCGTTTTCATCTAGCTGAGTAACAGTGGCAATGATGCTGTATTGAGCGTTCCAGCTGTCTAGCGTCTGTTGCACGTCATTTTGAGTGAGCGTGTTTTGCTCGTAAAACGTCGTAGTAACGTAGTTAGACAATTGGCCGTTTACAGCATCGATATTTTGCTCAGCAACACTGACGCGGCCTTGCAAGCCCTCAATAGCAGCTTGAGCGGCGGTGCTTTTGCCCGCTTGTACGCTGTGCAATTGATATGCATCAGTAATCGTGGCGCCCAAAATTATGCGTATGCCCGTTATTGTGCTGGCTGTGTAATCCGTTATTGCGCCAAAATCCACAGAGACGGTATATTGCTGGCCGTCGTCTGTGATTTCGTTGATGTCCATTTCATGTGCTGACGAATAGCTGTGCGATGCGGTTTGGTATTGGATTTTACCGACCCAAGCCGCCCCCGCTGCGCGTGCGATCGTTAGCTGTATAACGGGGTTTTCAGCGCCCGCATAGTTCATTGCGCTGGCAATATCGCCCAGCGTTAAATCAATCCATGCACCCGCGTTGTAAACCGCCGTGCCGCTTTGCACTGCCCAACCATCTAAGCCGGTATTAAAGTTCGTGACGTAAGCTGGTTGAATGGCTGCGATCGCACCCGCAACGGTTTCTGTCAATTGCGTGTACGTTGCGCGCTGATTGATCAGCCCTGCCTGCACAGACAATTCGGATTCCGCATCCGTCAAACGCCCCTCGGCTGTCTCGATACGAGTCGCTTGCAGGCTGATAGACGCATTCACACCATTAATCAATAACGCCGCTTCGCTAAACTTACCGTTTGTGTATTCGTATGCGCGGTTTGTGATCGTCCCTGTTGATGGGTCGATTTCAACAACGGCATTCAGAATGCGGTAATACTCGTCGTTTTGGCTGGCCTGCACACGCTCCACCTCTGCCGCGCGAGCCGCTGCATTAAACAGCTGCTCTGCCACAGCATCGGTATTGACTTGCTGCTTATGCGCTTGATTTGCAGCCGCTTGCGCGATCGCATCCAAGTCGCCAGTCAAAGACAAATCCCGCTCGGTCAGCTGCTGAATAGAATCCGCAACAGCATCACGCAACGTCGTCACAGAGTGCGCTGAAGACGTACCAAGACCAAAGGCATCGTAAGAGGCGATAGCAATGTGGTAATCGGTCAACGGCTCCAACGCATCCAACGTAATAGAAAGACTTTCACCTTTGTAGCGTTGGCTTGCATCCGTTTCAGGGGGCGGTGTTTCTTCCGACAACCAAACAACTGCGCCGCGTGCATTTGATGGACGAGACAGCGTTAATTTAACATCGTTAACTGATGACCAAAGCTGTATGGTTGGCGCAAGCGGAGCGGGTTTAGAAATGGCTAAAGCGGACGACTCACCCACTTCACCCACCACGTTCACGCCACTAACACGCACCTCAAACGAGCGAGGCAATCCGATGGATTTAAACAGCTCAAAACCAAGAGTCACTGACTCACTGGCGGTGCTGACTTTCGTCAAGCTAACGGCGTTAACAGCGTCGTATATCTCAACTTGATAGTGTTTTAGCGCATTACTGGCAAGCGCATTCCATGACAGTGTCAGTGCATCGTCAAACTCACCAACCACAACCAAACCGCTCACGCGCCCTACTGCAGGAACGTTTACAGAAAATGTTGCTGTCGTTACGGGCGAACGAGTCAAAGCGTTGCGAGCTCTAACCGTTGCGTAATATTCGCCAGCGGCAAGATAAGGCAAGTTAAGCTTTGGCGCATAGTCGTTTGCCCAATCGTTCGAATGGGCGAGCGTTGTGCTCAGCACCTGAATGCCATCTGATGCACGATAGATTTCGATCAAATAGTCATGCACGAAGCCACTGTTTGATTGTGTCCAAGTCAATGAGCCCACAGTAGATTCGTTCCATTCGCTGGGCAAATACGCCACAGTTTCTGGTGATGACAATATGCTGGCGTCTGCCAATTCTGGCGCTGTAATGACTGGCTGATCCGGCAATTCAATCCACGGAAAAATAGACGGATCATACGCCGCGCAAGTAAAAGAGATCTCGCCATCGGCTGGGATTTTACGAGAGGCAACACGCCACAAAGTACCATCGCGCAAGCCTGGCACATCCATGATCAGCAGGTCACCACAACGAACTTTGATCATCCATGGCTGACCTTCAAAAGCGATCGCACCACCAATGCGACTTTCTAGCAGCGCCTGACGGGCGATATCTAGCGCTTGATAGCGGTTGGTGCAAGAATCCACGGTGATATCAGCGTGCGATTCTTCCCAATTATCTTCTTCCAAATAGCCTTGATATTCAGCATCGTCAATCGGATAAGTGGCTTCGTTTGAATCCCATTCTTTGTCTGGGTCCACGTAAGTGACTGTCACGCGATTGTATTTATCACGCGCACCGTTTGGGCTGCGAGAAATATCCCCAACTATGTCGTCGTAGGTAACCGTGTGATCTGGCGTAGAATCGTTTTGGATAACATAGCGCCATTGTCCTGCTGTTTGCGTAAGAAAAGCGCGACTTTCTGCAACCATTTTTTTGATATTGTCAAACGGCGTTTGATCCGTGCTGACCGCCAAATTACAGGCAAAGCGCTTGACCATGATTTCGCTGTTTGAATTGCTTGGATAGCTAACATCGGCCAGATCGGCCGCGACTTTAAATGATTCAAAATCAATTAAACGATCGGCAATACCGACACCGTATTCTGACGAACGAAAATAATCCAACACAACCAGCGCAAAATTGTCTGAATACGCGGTATTTCCATTGCGTGGGTCATATAAAAGAGCGCCCTCAATGATAGAATTAAAAACAGGCAGGCCGCTGTATTTGTCCTGGTCATAAGTGTATCTAACCGCCTGATACGCCAAACCCTGCAAGCGGTGATTCTCTGTCCAGTCCGACAACTCCGACACAAAATTGGCGTCCGCCGCCTGATCTGGATAACCTGCATGAAACGTATAGCGCAGGGTGTTGCCAAATGTTGACTCGGCTTTATCCGACACTGTCACTGAGCTGGAGCTGTGAACAGGGCCGATGCAGTGAACAAGCACGGAATTAAGAAACGCATTCTTGCTCCCGCTTGTAGACAAATAAACGCGGGTGCCGCCTAGCTTTCGCTTTCCGTAAATTTTAGGTGGCTTAGCTGTGGCGGAGCTTTTGTTGACCGTTAGACCGGATGCTGAAACATCGGACTGATCCGGCACCTCTGGGGAAAATAAATTTTCTATCCAATCGGCGGTGTCTTCTATAAATTCACCAACCTGCTTTACAACACGCTTAACCTCTCTAAAGATTTTGCTAAAAAAGCCCATTATTTACCCCACTTGATATCGCTTATTTCTGTGCCTGCGAAATCCAAACCTCTGTCGCTTGGATATAACAAATTCTGAGAGTTTGAGTTTGTTGAGCGGCCGCGTTTTTGCTGCCAGTTGATGATATTGGCACTGGCAGTCACGTCGATTGTGTAACCGTCTTCTGAGTCGTTTGCTTCGTATTCAATCATCCGACCTTCGAACAACTTTTCGAATTGCTCACTGCCGTCATCCCAAATGTATTGGCGGTAATAGGTCACGGTTTGGTTTAGATATTGATCGGCATAAAACGCCTGCAGCACCGGGTCGGATTCGTCCGATATGTTTAGCGAGACATTCCAATCGGACGTGGTGATTTCTAACGATTCAGACACTTCACCAATGCCGTCCTTGTCTAAATACAAATCTGGCTCATAAAGATCCCCCATGAACGACACAGGGATGCCGCCGTCCGTCATGATCAAATCGCCACCATTGCGGAATGACATTTTTATCAGGTTGCGAATAATCATGATTACAGAGTCTCTTCAAAGCTGGCCGAAATAGTGGTTAATGGGCCTTTGGTTTTGTATGTGATGTCATCGTCTGTGCGCGTCACATCGATAGCGACCGCGTCTATCTGCACGACCTCGGACAGTGAAACGCCGCGCCTTAAAGATGGGTAAAGCTGGACAATATCGCCTGTAATTTTGGTGATTCGGTAGGCTTTAGCGTGACCAAAAAAACGCACTAGATGACCAAGTGATAAACTGCCAGTGCCATTTAAAAGTACCTGGTTAGAACCCGCGTTAGCCGGTTCTATGGCCTGCCAAGTACCGCTTGCATTGGAGTGGAACGATCGTACAGGGTGAACAAGCGAAGCCGTTTCCGACTGACCTTTCATTTCGTCTAGCGCAATTTCAAGAGGCAAGGATTTGTCGCTTAAATACGCTGGCCACGTCACATCAAACAGCCACTTTTGCTGCTCAAGGTTTCGTGACACTTTGCGACCAGACCGCGACCGCGAAACAACACTAGGATCATTCGAAGTGATGGACACCTCGGCTTCATCAATATAGGGGAGCATTGACACCTCGCAGGCATAAAAAAACCCGCACGAAGCGGGTGTTAAGTTGTGTTTATCGAACGCCTTTTATTTTGCCGCCATTCTGCCCTGCTTCAGCCGAGACGGCGTTATAAACCAGCTTCTGACCTAGTTTGCTTTGCAATATCGCGACAACCTGTGTGGCGACTTGCTCGCCAATTTCTGTGCCGGTCGCTTGCGGATTAGCTGCTGTTACCTGCACGATGATGTCACCAAAGGTTATTTGACTGACAGTCGAAGCTTGGTCGCTTTCGCTTGACGTGCTTTTAGACATGGTCAGGTTGTTGCGGTGGCGGGGGTCGCTTTGGGTAAGTACCTCCTCGCCTTTTAGTAGCACCGCTGGCACTTCATTTGCGGCAAGTCGCGCTGAGTAATCGTCTGATTTTTGACCCGCTATACCGCCAGTGTGGTAGGTTTGGTTGTTGACCTGCCCTATCTGCTCAGCACCATAGGCAACCAAAGCTGCCGCTGCCGCAACACCCAATGCAGGACCGACTATTGGTATGGGAGCCAAAGCCGCATAAGCCGCCATAGCGCCTTGGTAGGTATTAATACCAATGTTGTAGATTGCGGCCGCTTTACCGATCGCTGCTAACTCTTTGTTCTTGCTGTCAGCCATACCCACAAAGAGGTCGTTAAATTCTCTTTGTTTGTTTAGGCTGATCTCAAGGTCTTGTTGCTCGGCAATTTTTCGGTTCTTGGCTGCGCGATCTTCCGCGACAGATTTTGCTTTGTCGTATTGCTTTTGTGTGATGTCCTTATCGCGCAAGTGCTTATCAAGCAGCTTTATTTCTTCGGCATAGCGGTCTTTTTCCTTTTGCAGCTCCGACTTTCCGTAGTCGTCGTACTGTTTCAATATTCCATCTTGGAATTCTTGGAACATTTTTAGCTGATAGTCGTAGGACTCTTGCTGATATGCAATGACTCTGGCGTCTTGGTCGTTCGTGATGCCATTTTCTTGCATGTACGCCAATACGCGCTGTTGATGCTCTAACGTCATCTGTTCGCGTTTGGTGTAGTTGTCCGCAAAAGCGGCTAATCGCTTCTGACGCTGGGCCACCTCAAGCTGCTCTTCTTGCAGCTCGTAGCGCTGCTTGGAGCTGTATCTCAAACTGTCCGCTTGAGACGCTGTGAGCAGCTTTTTATCTTCTGCTTGCTGTATATCTGCGAGCTCTTTGTCGTAATTCGCTCGTCTAATTTGCTCCAATGTTTTGGATGCATCTTGCAAATTAGTGATATTGGTTTTCAGCTCTTGGCTTGCGATGGCTTGGCGAATGGCCGCTTGCTTGGCATTTTCAAGCGTTTGGCGCTGGCCTAATGCTGCGGATAAAGCCGCCTCTCTCTCTTGTAGCTCGGCCTGCTTACCAAGTGGCTTTTGCTGACGGTTTTCAAGCTCGTTTAAGCCATTTGTAATCGCGAGGAAGCCCGTTTGAGCTTTTTTCGCATCAATGGCCTCGATCTGTTGATTGGTCAGCGCAAGCTCGCTGCGCACAGATTTAAGCATGGCTTCCAAATCGTTTGCGCTGGCATTTTTAAGGCTTTCGCTAAAGTCTTCATTGCTCGCGGTAACGGCATCAAACCCTGATGCAATATCTGAATTTAACAGGCTAATGGCTGTCATTCCTGTGAACAGCAAACCCAATGGCCCGCCAACCAACCCCAATGCCGCGCTTAACCCACGAGCCGCAATAGAGCCTGCACGCATAGAGGCATTATGAACATTTTGCGCAGTGGTTAGTTTTTTAGTGCTTCTTTCTAAATCCGCTTTAGCACGGTCTAATCGTTTCGTGTTATCCGTTGCCACTTGAATGGCCGCTGTGTTTTTAGCGATTTGCGCCTGATGGGCTTGCTCGGCTTTTTCTGCTCGCTTGGTAGCGACAGACAGCCGGTCTTTTGATGCAGATAATTCTGCCTCGGCCACTTTTAGCTTTTCGGCACGTAACTTTGCATAACCTAATTGCTCGGCATGAGCCTTTGATGCCTTGGCCGCTTCAACTTCCGCCGCTGCGGCGGTTTTGGTTGTTTTGGCTAACGCTAGATTTTCCGCTGACAAACGCTCACTTGCTGCGGCGTCTTGGCGTTTTGCAACGATAGATTCTTGATACGCTTTTTGCTCGGTACTTAGCTTAGCTTCCGCTTTCGCCAATACCGCTTTGGCTTCTTCTACGTTGGCCGCTGCATTTTGCCGCGTTGCCATGGTGTCGGCGTATTTTGCTTGGGCAGACGCAATAAAGGCCGAAGTCATACGGCCAGCATATACAGAGGCAACCAAGGTGCCTGATGTCGCCATGATGTCAAGCGTATCGGACACGGCTTCACCATCGCTAGCGAAGGCGTTAAACGCTTGGCTGATAGCTTTTACAGCTGGCTCAAACTCGGCTGCAAGTTGCTGAGAAAGCGATTTTGTCGCGTTCTGCATGATGTTTATTTCGTTCGCGATGCTGGCCAGCTTGATAGCATCTGCTTCTTTTAGGACTTTGTTGGTTGCGTAGGCTTCGTCTTGCAGCTCTCGCAAACCTTGTGCGCCATTGCGCAGCGCTGGCAACAGGGCAACAAGGTTGTCACTGCCAAGCTGATCCAAATACACGCGGGCGCTGGCATCACTGACGTTTTCCAGTTCTTTGGCAACTTTGTATAAAAGCTCGTCGGGCGCTAGGTCTACAAAGTCCTGCACGTTTAGGTTTAAGTTTTCGAAGAAATCCGCCCCTTCGCCTGTGCCTATGTTCGCGAACTCTTGAATACGCACCGACATATCTTGCAGAATGCCGTTCATGGATTCACCATCAACACCGAACTTGCTGGCAGCGTACTGCAGCGAGGTGATTTGTTCGGTCGTTGTGTTCAATCGATCGGCAGCAAGCAAGGATTGCTCACCCATTTCTGCCATTTCTTTGGTAAACGCCACGACACCCACACCGCCAAGACCCGCTGCGATGGCAGACGTGGCAGAGAGTGCGGTTTTTCTCATATCAAGAAAGCCTGCTTTAGCGGAGTCGAACGCAACGCGTGTGCGATCCGTTGCGGTCACAATAAATTCGTGGCGAGTGTTACTCATTTTTTTGCTCTGCCTTTTCGATGATGTTCATGGCGCGAATAAAGGACTCGGGCTGATCAAGCAGACCGCCAGATAGTGGAAACCGATTTTTTTGGAAATGGCTATAAAGGCTGATTAATTCGTTACTTTGGTGGGTGATCATGGGTTTTAAACAGGTGTCGGATTCGATCACGTCGTCTATTACCCATTGCTTTATTGGCGCTGGGTTGTTTTTGTCGCAGTGTCGCCCCCATGTACAGTGATTGCAGTCAAATTGATCTGCATTACTGTACACAGCCACTGCGATGATTAGTTTTTTTCTTCGTATTCTCGAATAAAGGCGCGATTCATGATCTCGTTAAACACTTCAGTCAAGTATTTTTGCTTAGCAAACCCCAATCGGTGCCGACCGTATCGCATTGGGTTCCCCGATTTATCGTTAAACCCTGCCCAATCCTGAATGGAAAAATGTAGCGCGTCCCGCATTGCTTGCCCGCTGTAGGTGAAATTGCCAGCCGCATTAATGCTGGCACCTGATTGCACTTGCATAAACTCTAATCCGCTCAGCGGTTTCAACAGCCACTTTACGTCACGTTTTTCGTCTAGATCAGACTCAAACCAAGTAGGTACAATTTTGCTCTCTTCATCAATTACTTCCACAATTTAACTCCTTATGTGAATAACAAGCTGAATTCGTCATCGCCATTGGTTGGCAGGGCCGCGAGGCTTAGATCACGAGTTACTTGACCGTTACGATCGGCCGCTTTTGGTGCCGCTGCGTTGTAAACCTTTGGCATAGAAATAGTGTAAATATTTCCTGCTTGGGTGCCGATTGCCCCTGTTGTTAGCGCAGATTCCACACCGCTTTTCCAATCGATCAGATAGTCTTTTTGGTCGGCCGTTTTGGCCAGCGGATCGATGGAGCCAGTCACATTGCGGTCACTGATATAAATAGCACCGTAACCATCTACACTAGACATCGAATCCGGTGTGGCAACGGTAATGCCCATATCAACAGACAGTTTCGATACATCCAACGCGCCGCCAAGGCTGAACGCAACACCAATCAACGGCACTGGCACAATGGAGGAATAAGAGGCGGCAGGCATTGACGTGGCAGAGACATTGCCAGACTGATGGCCTGTGAACGTGAATGACGCTTTGCCGATTGATCCAGTTGAAAGATCAAAGGTCACCTTGCCCATGCAGCCGGTTAACTTGATAACGTCGCCATCTTCCCACACGTAAATCGTGCAGGCTTGCTGACCTGTTGTCGCTGGCAAGTATTCGACCGATGTGTCTGCTGTGATCGTTTCTTGGAAACCGCAGGCTTTTAATGCATCGCCCATTTCAGGCGCCACACCCGCAACACCAGACCCTTTAATCTCCATGGTGAAGGAGACTTCTACTAGGTGACCTGCGTAAATTTTCTTGAGTTCGCCAAAGGTGGAGCGAACAGGGTTTCGGGTCGCCATTCGCTCGTTGGCAGGCGACCATTTTAGGTCTTCCACTAATTTGGCGTTGTCTGCGGCGGTTGGCTCGGCATCAGTGCCTTGGGCGGCTTCAATTTTTAGAGCGATAACACTACGCTTTGTCAGTTTCATTGGTCGTCTCGCTGGCTGGTTTTGGTTTGATTTCGTTGTCTATGACGCGGGTGCCGCCTTCGCGGGGCTTGTGCGTCATTTTTGGTGGTGCGGGCTGCTTTTTCTTGCTCATAAGCTTGGGTCCTGTGTGTTGTAGCGGTAGCGAACTTGGTACACAAGCTCACGACTAAGCGCTGGCTGCTCGGCATTGATTTCTGGCTCACCAACACGAGAAGAGCTGATTTCTGTCATGCCAGGCACAATGCCTTGCAACGCCATCAGTGCCTTGTGAATTTCGCCGCGATGCTGGTTGGCCAAAAATTCCAGTTGCGTAGACTGCGTGAGCACCACTTGTGTAATGACCAGATCAAATACCGCATCCGTAAAAGCCCCTAAGCTTTCGGTGGTTTCTTGGCCTTGGCGAATAAGTACTCGCGTTTTGTCGGATTTGTACACAGGCGTTCGCTCTACCACGGTAGGCGGCATTGCCGTGGTTAGCGCATTGGTTATAGCCACCATGATGGATTCGATTTTGTGCATTACATTACCTTCTCAACTTGGTACTTAGTGACACCAGCACCACCACCAACAGGCTGGCGTAGGTAATACGCTGTGCCTGCGATGGTGATTTTTGTGCCGAGCGGGCTTTCAGGAATATCCACATCCGCAACGGTCAGCACGTTGCCCTCCCCAACAAAATCATTTCCATCAAGGAAGTCATTTTTAAATCGCACTAAAATGGCCTGCTCTGGCGCTGATTCGTGGAAAGCCTCTTCGCCAAAGTTTTGGGACATCAACCGGAACATTTCGAGCTTGTTCATGGCGTTACGCCTTTTTCGCTGCACCTAGTGAGATAAAGCGATCAAAGGCGGCTTTGTCTTTCGCAGTGAAGCGAGCGCCTGGCGCATGATTACCAACCGTATTGATGGCGATCATATCGAGGCCGCTTGCTTTGGATTCTTCCGCCGCTTTGGCTTCTTCCGCTGCTTTGGCTTCTTCCGCTGCTTTGGCTTCTTCCGCCGCTTTGGCCTCTTCCGCTGCTTTGGCCTCTTCCGCCGCTTTGGCTTCTTCCGCCGCTTTGGCTTCTTCCGCTGCTTTGGCTTCTTCCGCTGCTTTAGTTTCTGCTGTTTTGCTTTTTGCTTGAGTCATGGTATTTCTCCAATAAAAAAAGCGACCCGCGGGCCGCTTTTAGTTAGGTGGTTTTACTTGATGGCCGCTGAATTATTCCAATACAGTCATGGAAGACGTTGCATTCGGGTTGCCAGGCGCAACAAGTGGGGCGGAAACGGATAAAGCGACACGCAGAGATGGATCAAACTCGTCTTTGTATTTACTAAACATTCGAATAGCAATCATGGCTTCAACGTCTAAAATAGCGCCGAAGTGCTGCGCCCCTGCCACCGCATCAGACAAGAAAGTCACTTTCTTGGCCTTCTGCATAGCGGTTTGAACGCCTTTTACTGACACTGTGCGAGTGTCTACCCAGACCGCTAAGTTATTGCCCAACACGCCTTTCAAGACAATGCCTTCGGGCATGGTTACGCCACGCTCTAATGCGCCAGACTGACCAGAAAAGTCCGTATCTAGCGAATCTTTCACTTGGGCGTTATTTTTGAACGGCTGCCACACATCTAACGGCAAAATCATGTCTGTTGGCGCCACGCCGCCTTCAGCGTCTGACATGCGCTTACACTGAATGTCGATCTGATCAACAATTTTAGCGGCTGGGTTATTCCAGTATTCATTGCCTGCTAAACCATCCAAAATAACCGTCAACGCTGGCGCACGCCCAAAATCAACCAAGGCTTGACGACCATCTTTGTAAGTGAGCGTTAGCTTGCCATCAGCAAAGCCATGTGCCGCCATCAATTCACATAATCGTGTTAGACGTTGATCATGGGTGATAAATTGCTCTGTTGTTGCTGCGTTTAATCGATCTTTAGGCGTGACCTTGTCGCGTACTCTTTCGCCAGCACGTCGACGCAAAGAATTAGACGGGGTAACAATATCTTTCATCTTGGTGTAGCCAGGTGTTAAGCGCTTAGTAGAGGTTGCGCGCTCATAAATCACTTGGCCTTGCTCCATTGGCATCACCAATGGCGCTACTTCTTTGCCTGCGAACTTCATCTCGACAAGGACATATTCTTCCTCACTTTCGATGATGGTCGACGCAAAACGGTTTAGGTAAAACGTTGGGGTGACGGCTTGTTCTTCGATGTACTGGGCTAACTCGTAGCGGTCATTTACTGGATTAGGCATAACTTAACTCCATAAAAAAACGCCCTCTTGGGGCGTTCTTGATTGATTTTTTAAAAGGGCGTTTTTGTGGGGCTGCTTAAGCAGGCAAGCGCAAGTAAATACCTTGATCTGCTAACAATTCTTTAACTTCGTCCGTGCTGGACCATGATGCATCCAGCACCAACAAGCTTGGGTTGCATTCCACTTCGCAGTAAACAGGACATAGCGCGTCGGCCTCTGTGGCATCGGTTGCATAAATCGCAATTCGACGGGGAATTTGTGAGCCGTCGGTCGCTGTTTTCACGCAAGGGATGTATTTCCCCGTCGCTGTCACACGGCCCAGCAACGCTCGTTGAGCAACATTGCTACCGCTGGCAATCGTGACCGTGTCAGTGATTTGTGGTTTTTCACCGGTAATAAACGGGACAAAGTTTTCGCTAACGTCTTCACAAGACGCCATTCCGTAGGTATCAGACATAATCAAACCTTTATTTAATTAGCTATGAGTCAGAAAAGAGCGCTGGCGCTCAGTTAGGCATGCATTTGTGAGTGAGCCGCGATCAGCGGGTTTCTAGATTTTTTCTTGCCATCAGTGTCTGCGCTAGCATCCAAATCGTTGTCGTCTGACGGTACGTTTGGATCAAACGAGCCCATGACTTTGGCGAAGTCAGTCGTTGTCGTTTGTTCGGTTGTTGTTTCAAGTGTTGCGGACATTTTTGGCGAAACACCAAGCAAGGCTTCGCCTTCCGCTGCGCTCATGCTTGTGTTGAACGCAATGTGATGAGCCATAGCGACACGACCTTCACTCTGTGCCGACATGATGATGCCTTTGATGCGGGCGCGCTCAGCCGTGGTTGCTTCGGCACGAATTGCGCTTTCGTCTAGCTGTGGGCTTTGTGATTCTGTCACGCTTGCGTTTGTATCTGGTTTTAGCATTGGGATTACTCCGTTGGTGGGGTTGATCTGATCAATGAATTCTGCCAACGAATCCGCTGGAGACATGATTTTGTCGGCTAGCTTTAGCTCGACGGCTTGTTTTGCATTGAGTACCGCCGCTTCGGTGGCCATCAGTGCGTTAAAATCACAGCCACGATTGTCGACAAGGGTTTGCACGAACATGGTTCGTAGATCTTCAAGCGATGCTTTGCGGCTGTTGTAGACTTCTTCAGAAAGAGCTTCGTACGGATTGCCCTCGACCTTCCTAGAGCCCGCAGCAATTAAGGTGATTTTTTGGCCGCGCCCCTTCATCATTTCAGATACGTCTGTGTGCGCAGAAACGGCACCGATGGAACCCATGCGGTCTGTGCGGGAAAGCGTTACCAAGTCCGCAACAGATGCAAACATTTGCGCGGCACTACACGCTTGTGGGTCAACGATGGCGCGAGTGGGCTTGGTAACAAACTCTTTTGCCCAATCGGTTAAATCAAACAAACCATCGACAGAACCACCAGGGGAATTAATATCGTAGATAATGCCTTTCACTTGTGGGTCATCTTGCGCCATTTGGATGTTGGCACGAATGCCGTCATATCCCGTCATGCCGCTAGATGGTCGCAAACTACCAAAACGATGCGTTAACGAGCCATGAACCGGAATAACCGCCGCACCATTTTGAATGTGATAAGGTCGAACTGTTTCTCGACTAAACCCAGCGGCCATACCAACCAACTGTGCTGGCTCAAAAATTTCGCCATTCATTTCTAACATGGAAAAGTCGATTTTTCCGAGATTGGTCAGCGCACCAAGCGCCACCAATAAATACTGCTGATCTATAGCTAGATTTCGGTTAAAAATCTCGTCAAGCAGTAGCATTATTCGATTCTTCTGTGTCACTGGAATCACCTATGAGTTGGTAAATGTCGGAGAGTTTGACGCCTTTTTCTTCCATTACTTGGCGCTCATGAGCTATTTGCTCTAAGTTGTCTTCCCAATCTAGCCCCTGCTCAGCGCATTCGGCTTCGTACGTTGAAAAACCGTACTCAACTCGAAGCTTGGCGCCTTGCGCTTCTTTCACTGGGTCAACCCAACCTTTGCCGCTGGCAATCCATCCGCACTGGCAATAAGCCGCGCGATTTGCATAAAAATCAGGCGCATCTAAGGTGCCCTTGTTGACTTGCTCCTCTAGCCACAACTCATAAACGGGTTGTGCCCATGACGAGATAAGCCAAGCACGGCGATTTTTCACAAACTTGTAGGCTTCAAGCATGGAGGCTCGGGCACTTGAGTAGTTGGTTTTACTGAAATCCTTCATCAGCATTTCATAGGGCATGCCGAGCGAAACGCCGATTTGACGAAAGATGTTTTCTACAAAAGCGCTGTACGATGGGTTTGGTCGCCCTGGTAAAAACGGGGTGATATCCTCGTTCGGCAGTAGCGGAATAACTGAGTTAGGGCTCATGGAGTAATCCATGCTGTTCCTGGCGTCTAGGTATTCGCTTGATACCGTGGCGCCTGCATCACTATCTGCGGTCGGGCTGTAGATTTGCTTTATCAGCTCATCCGGCATATCCGATTTAACAAAGGCCGCGATCAGGGCGTTGTTAGCCGCCGCTTTGAGCTCGGCTTGTGAATAATCGTCTAATATCTTAAATTCAGATAACGCAGATACCAACGCACCGACGCCACGCGATTGCTCCGGCCGCGTAATGTCGTAAGTATGGATAACCATGCGACGGCCCCAAGGGGTTCGTGCTGGCACTCTTGTCCATTTCAGCAGGTCGCGAGAAACATCAATCGGGTGACGATTAGCTATGTGATACGCGATTGCTTCACCATCACTGTTTTTCTCTATACCTCGTCGCATTCCTGCACCGTCTGTTTTGCCATATGGCGTACAAACGCGATCAGGGTCGATAATTTGAATGCAAAATGCATTGTCGCGCGCCTTTTTCCAACGCGGCACGGCAAAGCTTTCACCCGCATCAAACGACTGCATGAAGGTAAGCTGCGTCATGGAGTGAAACGTTTGGTTTCGCGCCAATGATGCATCTAGCGAGTTCGCCCATAACTTGAATAGGTTTTTTGCTTTTCTGGCCCATTCGCGCGCCCATTCAGGATCTTTCCCAAGCGCTTGATAGTTTGGCTTTGGCGTTGGCATTAGCATGGAGCCGACAACGTGATCGGTCATGGTTTGCTTTGCGCCTTTTGCTACGCCGTTGTTGCGGAAAAGATCCGCTTGACGGGCATCTAGAATGCTTTTTTCTGGCAGTAGGTCAGCGTCTGCGCTGCGTTTTCGTGGCCGCCAATTCTTGTGGTGATCGCTGTTTGCTCCTCGATACGCTGGCTCGCTTCGAAAAGGTTGTCCTGTGTGGTCAAGTATCATCGTGGCACCGGATTAGCTGTGATGCCTCGACCCCCACCACCGAGCGCACGAATGCGACGAGTAAGACGGGTTATTTCGGCATTCATTTGTGGAATTGACACCGTGGCGAATGTGATGCTGTCACCATCGCCCGATACACTTTGTGTTGCTGTGCCTTGCAGGCGTTTTAACTTGGCCGCTTTGAGTGCGGCCAATTCAGCTTGCGCTTCTTGTAGCTCTGTCACGTTTTGATACTCCCCGTCTTGCCAAAGGATCGTTTTTTAGGCTTTGGTGGCTCGCTTGATGTCACCGCTTTCTCGTCTGTCTTTGGCGCTGGCGCTTCGGCTGGCTTTGCTGCTGGCGCTGGCGCTTCGGTTGGCTTTGGCGACTCTGGTTCGATTTCGGTTTGCACGAATTGAGGCGCGGACGGTTCGATCGTTGGCATTGTTTTGTCCATGAGTTTTTGGAGTGATCGGAGCTGCATACCATAGTTTTGCTGTAGTATTCGGATCATTGCGAAGTTGCCGACGCGACAATCTAGCGGCTCGTTTCGGCCTCCAGGTGGGTTTTCAAAATCCACATAACCTTGGCCGTTTTTATGCTTGATCGTCATTTTCTCGATCACGAGCCCATGAAAGTACCGCTCGTCATATATCTCTTTGAGAGGGAAATGACAGTAGCCGGGGCCGTGTTTCTGGTGCTTAATTCGCGCATAGATCACCTGTTTAGCTGTGATTGTATTTAGCTCAGTGAGGTATGTTTTGTGCTTGGCATTGGCTTTATCTGGGAAGCTGGCAACAGGTTTCGTTGAGCCTTTTTCCTTTGATCCGAATGTCGGGATATATCGGAACGGATCACGACGACAGAATTTATGAACCTCTGACGTGAAGTGACCGCCAGCATCAATGCCGCACAATCTAGCGCGATGAATCACGCCCGTAGCGCTGATAAATTCGCGGTTCATGTGTTTTTCTAGTTCGTTCCAAATTTCAGGACGGGATAGATCGCCATGTAATTTGACGTAATCTAGTGACCACGTTTCCTCGTTTGGCCCCCACGCAACGAACTCACCCTCCAAGCGATCGTCCTGTGTATCAAACCAACACGTTATGATGATGCCATCGTGCGGTACATCGGCTTGATAAACTTCACGACGATTTTCAAAGCCCGTGGCGTCAATACTTTCACTTTCCACTTCAAAGGTTTCACCCATTGACGTGTTTTTCCATGTCGTCATCAGGGTGTTGTCACCCATCTTTTCGAATTTATGAGCCTCTAAAAATTTCTCGACTACATCCTGCAGTTTGGCGTTCGGGAATGGGCTGTATAGCTCATTTATGTAAAAGCCTGCCACGCCCGTAAAGGGGGCCGTCGCTCGCCATTCGCCAAGCTGCAGCGCTTCGTTTTTTTGGTTATTTGTAAAAAGCCCTTCACAGCTTGAGCATTTGATTTTGGCGGTTTCTGGTAAGTGCTCTTCGTAAACCTCGTGAATTTCTTCTTGGGCTTTCTCCCACACGACCATATTCCACTTAAGCGTTATAAAATCGCCACAGCATGGACATGGGATAAAGAAATGGCGCTTATCACTAAGCGCCATTTCGCGTTCTATTTCGCTTTTCCCCTTTAATGTGGGGGAGCCGCCAAGAATGATTTTTCGGTTATAGAAGGTTTTGCCGCGCTCGTATGCGAGCTTGAGCGAGTTACCTTCGCCACCTGAGTTGCGCGAACAGCGGTCTGGTTCTTCGACCAATATCAATCGAATGGGAGACGATGCCAGTTTTGATGGTGCATTCGAACCGACCAGCTCAAGGTGACCGCCTCGAAAATGCTTACTTAATATCGTGTTGCCAGCGTTTCGAGATTGTTGATTGATTCTTTCGGCAAGCGGTTCGCTATCCCTAATCATGGGCGCGAATTTTTCTTTTGAATAACGCTCGGCCATATCCTCAGTCGGGAACAACACAAGCGCCGGACAGGGGTCGCGGTGAATGTGGTAGCCGATAACGTTGTTTATTACGCCATCTGTCCAAGCAACCTGAGCGGATTTTTGACAAACAACACGCGGTATCTCTGGGTCACAGCACGCGTCTTGGATCTCTTTTAAAAACGGTGTTACCGATACTCGGTAATCACCAGGTAATGCGCTGTTTTCTCTTGAAAGCTTGCGGTATTTTTCCGCCCATTCTGTGATTGATTCATCTGGCGGTGGTAGCCAAAGCGATTCTAGGTTTTCATAAACTTCGTCCATGTTGGCGAAGTTTATATCTGGCAGGAAATTATCACTCATCAATGACATGATCACCCCCCATACTCACCAACGCCGATTTCACTTCGTCTTCTACGATCGCTTTTTGTTCTTTAGTTAATCCAAGGCGCTGAGAAAGACGCGGTGCTAAGTTCATCAATCCTGATTTTGCAGAGGTAATAATCTGGCCTAGCTTAAATTCGATATCAGGTCTCCTTATTAACTGCTTAGCCTCTTCGCGCACTGAAATCTCTTTTTCTGTTGCTTGCCAGTGCTTCAGCCGAGCGGTCTCTATTTCCAGATCATAAGCATTAGAAACTTCCTTACCCTGCCCCACTCCTGCTTTCATCATTCGTTGGGTAACAAGCCATTCAATTACGTCCTCAGTGTCGTATGTATTTCGCTGGCCTCGACCGCCAACAATTTCGATAGGCATGCCGTTTTTTTGCCACGTAGTGAGTGTTTTTTCAGTCACTCCGAGTATGTCGGCAAGCTCTTTTTTCTGGACTTTTTTACCCATTTCAAAAACCCACAAAGAAAAGCTAAACATTTGAAAGCAAACATTATTCGATCAAGAGAAAGCACCCTCATGCGCACAACAATGTTGCTTAGTGAAAAACAGATAAAGAGGCGGTCGGAGTGGTCGCCTCAACCGCCAGTTTTAAAAATGAAAATTGGAATAAAAAACCATTGCAAAATCGATCACATAAAATTCGAAGATAAAGGTTATGAATTCGTGTGACCAGTCATCAAAAAGGAAGGAAGTCCTAGGAACATTTTATAGCTAGAAATACTATGGGGTCAGAATAACCCCCATAGGGGGTAGGGCTGGGAAGGACCCGTAAAGTATATTTATCAATCACTTAGCCATCTTAGACGCATAATATTTCGCAGCTTCCGAAAATTCCTCACTTATTACCTGTCGTGCCATCTTGTCAGCCTCTTTATAAAACGGCAGACGCCTCTCGTAACTCGGCACGCTCTCAGTAAACGCAATGACTTGCTTAAGTTTCTTCCCTTGCTTGTAGTAAATGCCGATAGGTTTGTGTGGCGATTTGGGTAGAATGAAATACTTGCGCGCTTGCCGCGATGTATTCTGATGGCTCCCTGCCTCTGTGAACGCCTGTACATCACGTAATATATGGGCTGTCATAGCTTTGGTTATGTTGCCAAAGCTATCCAGCTTTACATCACCGCCAGGCACAGCGTACTGAGTTGCCCGAATCAGACCAGCGCGACGCAACCTTTTCTCAAAAGCTTTAGGCTTTCGGTCTCCGCCCGCTATCATTGGGTCTAGATGATTTAACACACCACCATTGGCCCCCTTCAAGAACACAGCGGCCTCTAAGTTTTTTTGATTGGAGTATCGATTATAAACAGAATTAAGCGTCCATCTTGTTGGTCTGTCTATGTATTTTGGCAAGACGACCTTAACCAAATGCTCTTGAACTTTGTCGGCTGTACGATTCAGAGCGCGGACGGTAGCCTTTGGAATCACATCCTTGTGCAACTGATTCAATACGCGCTCGACATACTTTGCATCATCTTTGATTGAGAATCTGAAATCATCCATCAACACACTGCCTCAGCTGCTCTATGTAGGCGGTTATCTGCCCCATCTCATCTATCGGCACGATGAAAGCCACGTCATTGACTGTCGTGTTTATCAGTACTGGCTCCACCGTCGTGCATGTCTGCCCTTGAGTCGTAGGGCTTAGCGCGCTGCACCCGACCAAACCGACGCAGATAACTGGCAGGATCATTGCGCGCCTCATCAAGTCGCTCTTGCTTCTGTGCTTCATCATCACGTCTCTTCAACTGCACTGCCCATTCAATAAGAATGAGCAGTAATTTCAGCAAACTAGCCATCTTTATTTTTAGCCTTGCCATAGTTAGCGGCCATCAAATTAATCAATGATTTCAACCAACTAGGCCAATTGGCCGTAAATTTAGCGGGCAATGTAGCAACCAAGTGCGCCACCGCATACAGCACACCAACCAGCACACCAACCCATGCGGGTAGCAGCTCAATCAACGCAGGCAATGCACCAAAAATCATGGCAATCAAGCCGCCATCATCAACCGCTACAACCTCAGCCGCATAAGCAGCAAACGAGAAGAAGAACAGCAAAGAGCCAAGAAGAAGTCGTCGATAAAACACCAACGAACACAACACGCCAATAGCAAAAACAAGCAGACCAAGCGCCATTGGCGACTTACCAACCGTCAAGCCCAACCAACCATCTGATATCGCTAACAACCCAGAAGCCGAAACCGCATCAAAGCCAGCAAGCGATGCCATCGCCGCCACAGCAGCAACAGCAATACCAACCCCAATTATCATTACCTTTCTTACACGCATAACTAACCCTCTTTCTCTAGCCCATACAGATCGTATGGGAAGTTTTTAATAAACTCCTCAACAGTGCCAGCACCGTGAACAGTGTTGTAGTGCTTCTTCCAGTATGACGCTAACGCCTTGATATCATTGGCTTTCGGCAACGGTTCAGGCCGTCTGAAATAGTGAACTCGGCACATTGCTGCAGCATAACGATTGTTCCAAACGAGCGCGTTATGGTCGGGCCAGCCGTTGGAGTAATAATTCGCATCCACGCTATCCGAAGTCATCAGCAATAACGAACACTGAACAGGGCGTCTGTATTTGATGAAGTTAAGCCACAAATCTTTATGCGTTGCTGGCTCCATCTGAAACAACCCCATTGCAGGGCCTTTGCCGAGCTGCTTGATGTATGTTCCATGCGACTCTTGAGCCAGCGTCCCCATCACTAACTGATCAGCAACTAACGAATAAGCAATGCCATCTAATTGATTTAACGCAGGAATCACAACGTATTCACGAAATTGAGAGAGATTTAAACTCATGACAAGCTCCGCTTGAATCGGTTGATAAATAGCTTGATTGCTTCATCGCCCATCAACCCTGCCACACCGGACATAAAACCTGTTGCAGCGGGCGGCATGTTCATCGACGTACACAAAAAGAACGTCAACATACCCAAAAAGCCGCCAGTAAAAACAGCGATAAGCATATGAATTAATGAGAATTTTTTGGCGTTTTGTTGAAAATCACGAAGGTATTTCACAGCTCCCCCCAGAACCCCCACCAACACAAATGCGGCAGTCTGAAGCAGCTCATCGGGTAGGAATTTCATAAAATGGCCTTTTAGAAACAAGAAAGCCCCGCGAATGCGAGGCTCTAAAAAATCATATAACGCTAACTTACTCACTAAAGGGGCGCGAACCCTACCTAATCCCTGCCACTTGGGCCACATCATGCGGGATACGTCGACATCACATGCGATCTAACGGATAAAACGTGCGATCTAACACGCTATAGCAACGCCAATCTAATTAGTCATAGAAACCCTCAAGGCCAGAAACGAAAAAACCCGCTCATCCGGCGGGTTCTTGGTAATGTGTTCGCCCTTCAAACGCAGTTATCAGAGCATGAACAAAATATAGCCCCTAACTTAGCGATCAGCAAGCCCTACGCGCGCGAATATCCAACTTTGTATTCTTCATTGGAATACAAAACAACAGACGCGAAAGCAGCAAAAACATTGATAAAATGCCACTCATCAAAATACCATTAGTGACGGCATGGTGACGGAAAATAATTTAAAATAAATCAGAGTTAATGCTTTACTTATGGGCTAACCCATATTAATATAGCTTACATGGAGTGAGGGACTGGCCCGAACCCATTCACGAATAGATAGGTGAAATTATGACTACTCAACTAACCATCGTTTTTAACCCTGAATCAGCGCACCGCTTCCCTGTTTACCGCAAATACCCTCAGGAAATTCAGGCCCAGTTGGCCTTTATTTCTCTGGATATTCGCACCGGCGAAATCAATGCAGACTACAGTCGCGAAACTGACAATGCTGCAAGTGCGGCGGTATGGCACAGCCCCGAACTGCGCTTTCCCATTAATCCAGAAACACCAGCAAATCAGATAGCGGAGGTCATTGGAGACAACTCCGAGAAATTCCAAACCATCCTCGACGGCGCGACTGAGGAATGGGACGGCAACAACTACGTTGGTCGTTTTACTGACGAAGCCCTATCTATCATTGAGTCGCTAGATTTAGAGAGCAATTTTGATGGCGGGATTATCGATATTGCTACATGGATTGAAACCCAGCTATTTCCGAACGAAAACCAGTCAATCAAAGCGTTTGCCCAAGAAGTGGCGGACAGCGAGGATAACGGCTACCTGTTTGAGCGGGAGCCTACGCTAGAGTGGATGCTAGATCAGTTAGAGGGCGTTTGGATTGAGTATTTGGTGGCAGGCCATGAACTACCAATCACGGTGGCAGGATTTATCCTAGATCGCGGCAACTACCCAGACGCATGGGAAGACGAATTACGCGAGTTCGCCTACCCTGACGCAGAGCTTGACGACTAATCAAAAATCGGGCGCCGATAGTCGCCCAATTTTCAAACCGAGGAACCAATATGCGCCCATCAAATCATTTAGCCGCTGCAGGCCACATGTACCCAAACGCTTGGAAACAGGTAAACACATTCCGTCAAAGCAAAGGCAAAGATCTGCCCGATTGGCCGTCTTGGTGTTTCCTTCCCATGGCCGCGACTTACGCCATCGTGTCAGAAGGTGGTGCCATGCCACCGAATCGCATTGGCGATGTGGCGCGATTATCCGCATTAATCGCGTGGCGTTACACGCAAGGCGTTTACCAATTCGAACCGGCCGTTTATGAGGCTATTTCCAGCACCACGGCCAAGGGCGACTTGCCTGTCGAAGTTTTGCACCGCCTACCTGAATGGGGCATGTATATCGAAACGCCAGGTCTAGAAGACATTTATGGTTTTTTTGCCCACCTAGAATTCGACATCAACACAAAACGCAGTGAGTTACGCTTACTAATCGACAGTGACGAAATGCTCTACCCCATCATATTGCACATGGGTGAACACACAGTGACCGAAGCCATAGACCGAGCGATCAGCGAAGGCGCAAAGCAAGGCGGCATTAATAAATACAACTGGCCGTTTGAAAAAATGGTTGAACATCAAAGCAAAATAGCGCACCACTGCATTAGCCTATTGCTTTATCTGTGCAGTGAAGAGCCAGACATAGCGCGCATAGAGCACGAACTACCGCAGCGACCGAAAGCCAAAAAAGTAAAGGGCGAGTGGAAGCTTTTCCCTCCCAAAAAGCCGAAAACATGGAAAGTTGGCGAGAAAGTCGCCCAGCAATTAAGGGCAATTTACAGCGAGCCAAAAGGCGAAACAAGAAACGGCCCCGCTCCACACATTCGCCGCGCCCATTGGCATGGCTACTGGACAGGGGCGAAAGCAGGGCAGGATAGAAAGTTCATCTACAAATGGTTACCGCCATTATTGATCAACGCGACAACAGGGGAATAGCATGACAGAAAAAGTGGAATTAACAGCACAGCAGCGCGCTGAAAAAAAACGCGCTGAAAAAAGAAAAGGTGCCGCCGTGTTTGCACCGGTCCGATTCACTGAAGCAGATAAAACGCCAGAGCAGAAAAAGACATGGATAGAGAGCGTGGTTTCCCGCCACGGCGGCACCCGTGAAGCCGCATTATTAGCAGCATTTGAAGCCCTAGAAAATAATTTAAAATAAATTCAAATTAACGCTTTACTTATGGGCTAGCCCATATTAATATAACTTACATGGAGTGAGGGATTGGCCCTAACCAAATCACGAATAGATAGGTGATAACATGAAATACACAACCACAAACGACTTCCGCACTTTTGATAACGGCGACAACATCCGCGTCTTCATTACTACCAAAAATAAGCGTGGAGATACCATCGTCACAATCGTTAAAGGCGAAAAGCCTCGCAACAAAAACCAAGGCGAAGTGCTTTTCAGCGCAGAATACAACAGCTTCCACGCTGTACCAGTAGAAGACATTCAAGATGCCTTTATTGCAATTTTCGGCGAGCCAGTTGACGCCCACGTGAACGAATTCGCAGAATTCCAGGCAAACCAAAAAGAAGCCGAGTTGACTAAAAGTGCCTGCAACATTTACCTAGACGTCGACTATAGCGAAAAAAACAACGCAAAATCACACGGCGCAAAATGGAACCCAGACTACAAATTCTGGTTTTACCCATCCGCTAAAGGCGAGTATCTGCCAGCGGAACTGCTACAGTACGACACCAAGCAAACCGACATTGAGGAAATTGAACGTCAAGACGCATACACCAAAAAATATAGATGTTGATCACCAAAAACATACGGCCTGATTGTCAGGTCGTCCCAAACCCGGAAACAAGGAGAAGTCATGGATATTTTGAATACTCAATACACAGAAGAACAACTTGAGTTGGTCAGCGACGAGTTGAAAAAATGCGAGGAGCGAGAGCGCGAATCAGACGGATGGGTGCAATACCCACGCAGCGACGCGATCCGTCAGCGAGGAAATCAGGTGTTTGCTGTTTTTGGTGGTATTGCTCACGACATAAGCGCGCTCAAACCAGAGGAAATTCACATGGACAGCAACGGCGACATAGTGGACCACTACGAATGCCTACCTGTAATTGTTAATGGACAAGCGGTTCGACAAGAGCCAGAAGAGGGAAGCAGCGGCACAATGTATTTAATGAGGGCGCACTACTCTAACGGAATAAAACAATCAGGGGAGTGGCGAGTGTCATTCCTCACTACTGGGTGGCTGAGAGTTAGCGAACTCGACTGGACCGCCAAAGAAATTTCCGAGCAAATTGAAAGCGAAATTTGGGCGGGAGAAAACCACATAACAGGATCGAGGGATCTAGGATAATGATCGACAACAATTCTGTACTAAAAAAACTGTGCTACATACTTAAACCAAGCCGATCAGAGATGCTGAGCATCCTGGCGGCGGGCGGATACGAGACATCAAAATCTCAAATAGACAGATGGCTAAGCGCACCACACCGCAAAAAAACCTCTAGCGGGAACACTCATGGCAAAGCTGTTAATATGTACAAACCCATGCCCGACGAGGCGCTAGAGGCGTTTGTTAATGGCCTGATCATATATAATTTTGATGTTGACGAAAACTAATAAACACTCTAATATTTTTTTGCTCCCCGCAAACGCGGGGATAAACCAATAGTCAGCCTAATAATAGACCTGACATGATCTACGTTACCCATATGCATGGGAATAACTGTAAGCCCAATGATTCATCATTGGGCTTATTTTGCTTCAGGCAACACCTCACAATTAATATCGCTCTATTTGACCACCACCCCTGCCAGTTTCCCAACAGCCTCTTTCATCAGCGGCCATGCATATTCGCTTTCGTATCGCCCCTCTAAATCCCCGCGCGTGTGGTTAAGCAGCATTTTCCGCACAGTACTATCCACACCACTTTGCATCCAATAATCATTGGCCAGTTTGCGCATGTCGTGCGATGTAAAATACATATCCATGCCGTGCCGCAAATCCTTGTACCAATTGCTAGCCGTCATAGTGCTAATGGGTCGCGTGCCGCAACGGCTAAACACGTACTTGCCGCGTCGCATCGCTTTAGCGTGCCGCAACAGCTCAACAATCTCAGGGGCCAGCGGAGTGCGTAATTCCACGCCCGTTTTTGTATCGTCAGCGGGGATAACCCATTCGCCACGATCTAAATAAAACTGCGACCATTCCGCCAAGCATGTCTCTTCAATGCGTGTGGCTTGGCACAACTGCAACGTAAAAAACAAACGCCTCAACGCCTGCGCCTCACCAATCGCTGCCGCAACCGTTGTCAGGTCATCGACCTTTAAACGCCCCGATTTCACTTTTTCTTTGCTGGTCGAAAAATCCCGCCAGCCGATACCCTTTAACGGATCCGCCGCAACCACTTCCAGCTTAGCTGCTAACGAACAGGCGCGCTTTAACACCGCCCAAGCGGTGCGAATAGACGACAGCGCCAGCTCTGTTTGCTTAGCGCGATAAAGCCGCTTATAAATCGCATTACGAGTCAGCCCCACCACGGGCAAACCCTCAAAACAGCCCAATAAATGGGTATGAATAATCGAATAAGCGGTTTTGACATAGTTCGAACTAAACGTCTTATCGCTCTCGATATGATCAACAAACCATAACAAAAGCGCACCGCACTCAGCCACTGTATCAACTTTCTTGCCAGTACGTTCACCCGCCATCAATTGACCGCGAATCTCACTCAATCGCTTAAACAAATCAGAGGCTTTCAGTGCTGGCCACTTTCCCAGCACCGTGCGCTTCTTCAATTTACCTTGGTAAACCACATCGTAAAACGTGCCACCCGTGCGGGATGGATTGGCACGAAATTCAACACGGCGAGAGTCAAAACACCACATTTTATCGCTGTTTGCCAAGAAAAACTTAATAGATGAATCCGTAATGCGCTTAGTCATTCAGCCACCGCCGCGATCTCAGCAAGCAAAGCTTTTAAAAAAGCATCGCGGCCACGCGACAAATGCACCGAATAATTAACAGGAGTGAGGCGTTTGAGTGGCGCTTTCATTCTCAACTCAGCCGCATACCGACCGATTTGAGACGCTATTACAGCGTTAAGCGGCGGTTGACCTCGCTCGTCTCGTCGCCCCTCAGCCAACACAGCCGCAAACAAACACAGCCTTTGCATAGGCGACAGCGAGTCAAACAAATGCGCGTAACCGCTGTCTTTCGTCGTCAGCTGCTCAATAGCCTTGATCATCTTCGCATTAGAGTCGCCCCCACCGCCAAACTCTGGCACCACACCAGACTCCAACATATCGCAGATCTTCCCCGCGTTGCTGACACCGCGCCACCCTGCATCCGCAGACGTACTGATGAGCGTGTCAATGTGGCGATTAACGATTGTCCACGACAACCAGCCCAACGAACCAACTTTAGTTGAATCTTTCCAGCGCATAATTTACTCCTCGTCATCACGACGATGATTGATTTTCTGTTTAATAGAGAACATTCACAAAGGCGCTCAGCGAACGCCCTTTAAAATGAAAACTAAATGCGTGGGTTAGATGGCCCGCGATCAGGACCTAACTTTTCAAAACTTTTCATTGTAGAAAACTGTATTGACTGAGCCTTCAAAAGAAAGTCTCTAATTCTTAGATTGTTGCGAATCGCTTCATCAGCCAAATCACCCGCCAATGACTCTTCCAGCCGCTTGGTTTTGACAGCCAGCTCCTCCGCCACCTTCCCAAGCAACTCTTCCAGCTTCCAGCCGTGACGATTATCACGGCTCATTAGCACATCGTTACTTCCAGTTGTAACGCAAATAGGACGAAATATATCCGTATAACCCTTCAATTCCGTCAGCGTCTCTTTGATGTCGCTCATGGCCGTATGGGCATAAACCTTCTCAGCTTTTGGCAAGCCAACACTCGCCCAAGCGGTCTGGCGCAGCAAATCAATGGTGGACACATCAATCGTGCGATAGTGAAAGAAGTCTTTAAGGTTTGGCATTTGCGCATCGAGATACGACACATCAAACGCAATACTATTACCAAACAAAATACCGCCTGTTTTCGCCTTGCGGTCGTATTTCGCCACACCATGATGCATCAGCCAGCCTAAAACATGCCTCACCGCCAGCTCATTGCTGCCATAAACTGCGGTATGCTCACCCGATTTATTGCGCAGCTGATCAATCAAGCCTGACTCTGTGTGAGCCTTTAGCGCCCAAGGGCTAAGACGCTCTAAAAACGACTCGTCCCAAATACCAACACTAAGGCTGCGAAGCTCATTCAACTTGTCATCACAAATCACAAACGCCATTTCCAAAATCGGATAATGCAACGCTCCATGAACGCGCTCGCCGCTCGCTAACGTCTCGTAACCGTTCAAACCACCCGTTTCTAAATCACACCCAACCAAAACAACTTTCGACATAACGCCCTCTCTATTATTTAAAATATCTATCTTCTGCTCTGTGTAATGCTGCAAAGAGATAAGCCCGGATTCGTACAACTGTTCCAAAGTAAACAGCTCTTTCTTTTTATCAATCACGTGGAGCCGTCCCCCTGACCCACCAGGTAACCGCTTTGCACTTACCGATTTCACAAATACGAACAGGGCCTTTTTCCACTTCTTGCGCGGTTTCCGCTTCGCTCAATCGACGACCAACCATGTAGCGATCTTCACCGTGTTTGCTCGCCAGCTCTCGGCTTGTCAGACCGCTGGTTTTCTGGACCATGGCAACAACGCGCTCCATTTGCTTCTGACGCGCACCACTCTTCGTGATCGCCTCCGCTGCTAAGTGGCTGGTTTCTGGGTCACCGGCTTTCGCGGCGGGTGTTTCAATGTTCAACATAATGACCTCCTCGCTTCACAGCGATGATTGTTTAAACTACGCTTGATCTCTTGCTAATATCATCAGATCAACCATTTTAAAAAATGCCTTACCCCTCGGATAACAGGCGCGTATCTTTCTGTTCAACTTGTGCCTATGAATGTTAATCGTGGCGCCATTTCTTCGCAGACGAATACGATCAATGGTTTTAAACCATTTACCCTTCATGCTTTGCTTGTAGCGTTTATTTAACCCAGCCTCATGCTTCATATTGTTTTCAAACATACCCACCTCTTAATAAAGCCTGATAATGATCAATTTTCCGACAGAAAAAGCCCAGCCATAGTCAAGAAAATGAAATTCCGAATATTTAACAATCGCCACCAAATAAACCGGAGCAAACCAAATAACAGGCCCCATCCAATCGGGCAACTTACGCCCGAATACCAAATCGATAATCCCAACAGGTAAGCGCCAAAACGCCCCCATCCAATGCAAGAACGGCATTTCAGCCGATTCTTTTTGAGCTATTTTGTTAGTCAAAATGTAATAAATGCCGACGAAAACAAACGCAATCCACAGCATCGCCAAAAAACCGACGTAATCTAATTCACTCATCCTCGCTCCCTCCGCCACTGTAAGTATAAGTGCTCTTGCTTTACTATCTCCCGAGCTATCTCATCAAGCTCAATCCGTAGCGCGGTGCGTTTATCGCCAGCTTTAATGTCGAGCTGCTTTCTTATAACCGCTTTTAGTTGTTTTTCTTTGTCTGCTAATTCTTTTATTCGCTCACCATGAGACTCAAACCAGTTTTCTTTGAAAATAATTTCTTGGGCTTCCTTCAAAACGTCTACTAATTCCTGTCCTGGGCGAGCACTAAAAACCGCATCCAATTTATCGAAATCCTTCTGCACCTTGTCTCGGTAAAACCTCAACGCATTCAAAACAACTGAATTATCCATCCTCACGCCCTCCCCAACAGTGCTTTAAGATCACCAACACGCTGACGCCCAACCATTTTTCGCTGATGAAGCTCATGCTCACTTAACTTTTCCGCGAATTTCGGTTTATCAATGATCACCGGCTTAAATCGCTCGCCACGCAAATACGCCTTGCACACATCGTTGTAATGCTTACCAAAGGCTCGTTTACCCGCGCCAGTGTCACGACGACGAAGAGCCTGAAAACCTACACGGCGCGCTGCTTCCATCACCACTGGGTGGCTAGGTTTCCAGCTCGCCACATCGTGGGCATTGTTCGCGGCTTCAAAATAGGCATCTGCCGCCGCTGGAAATTCGTTAAACAAATCGTTATTAGAATCAAACATGGCAGCCCCCCTACCAATCCGTGTTGTGAATGTTGTTAAGCTCGTCGTTAACGCCTTGGCGACCGTTTTGAGCGGGCGCTGTTGATTGAGCAGGAACGCTGTACTTCATCGAATTCAGCATCCAGCCTCGCCATGCGGCCTTCCAATCTTTGAACGTAGAACCTTTCGCGATGTGGTAATTGGCAAACTTTTCCGTTTCCAGCGGCCAAGGTGTTGTAATCCCTTTTTCGTTCAGCCAGTCAACCATGTCCTGATCAACCGAAAAATCACTCGGATACGAACAAGCACGTTTTGGTTTTTTGGTAGCGTTTGCCGGAGGCGAACCCAAAGAAGTGTTAGGTTCTATGTTAGGTTCTAAAGTGATAGGTTCTGACCCCCTATTTTGGGGGTATTTAGTCCCCCCAATTTCGGGGGTATTACACGGTAAATTAGGAAGTATTCCGTTTTTGGGGGTATTAGATATTTCCCCCGTATTTGGGCCTATTTCATCCCCAGATTGAATACCACCATTATTGGGTGTATTTGATTTTTCTGATTGGGGTGAATTCCCTGAATTACCGGATTGCTCATCACGCCCCAAAACCCCCACCAAACGATAGATTTTAACGCGGCCAGTGCTGCCTACACGCTTACCTGTATCGTGTATAAGACCCTGAGCAACCAGCCCTTTTAAGGCCGTGTTAACCGTCTTTTCATTCAGCTTCGTATCTTTTACCAAACGAGCAACAGACGGCCAACACGTGTGGTCTTCGCCTGCGCGATCAGCCATAGACAACAAAACAAGCAGCTCAGAAGATTTAGCTGGACTAGCCAACCAAGCCCAACGGGTAGCATCAACACTCATGCCGACACCCCCGCTTTCTGTTTCGGAAACGCCTTAAACGCGCCGAGGTACTGCACATTAACCACTTTAACTTCGCCATTGCATAGCAAGTGTTTAGGCGTTTTTCCAATCAAAAAAGGCGCGACATTCTGCTTTATGTAACGATCAGAGATATCGATAACGCCATTTTTTTCACGCATCTGAAACGTAAAATAATTATTACAAATCTCGCGTGCTTGAAGATTTTCGACTCGACAATAAGCCAACGTACAGCGGTAGTAATGCACGTTGCGGGGCCTGAACAGGGAAATAAGGCGCTGAATCATGCAGGAACACCCCCAAGTCTCAGCTGTTTTTCTTGCTGATCGGTGGTGGCAACATTCAATGTTGCGTCCTGTCCGTCGCGTGACCCGAGATTTAAACAATGGGCGTCCACGCTGCTATTACCAGAAAGTTTGGCCTCTTTAACTTTGGTCGCCTCCATTCCCTCTTGTCTCTTGGTCTTGTGTTTGACAACCTCTTCGGGGCGGTCGCGTTCACCAAAAACGTTAATCAACTTCCGGCAGGCTGAAAGAATCCAGCCCTTGCAATACAAATCGGCTTGCTGAGCGCTGGCGCTATATGTTTTTTGAAACTCTTTTCGGGCTTTCTCTAGTTGCGGATAAATGACATCGAAAGAGTAAGCGGCCAACTCTGCGTCGCGCTCCAAACCAATAAATTCAACCCTAGATTCCCAAGCAATACGACCGCAAGAAATTCGTCTGCGGGTTCCATGCTGTGCATAGCACCCTGAAATTTCCATAATGGCCGAAACCAAAATTTGTTCGTACTGCTTGACGCTTTGGCGCTTAATTGGTCGCGAATACGTTGAAATGATATTCAATTCATCAGCATCAATACGGTATTTTCTCATCAGCGACATAGCTTGACGCTTTGCGGTTTCTGCTTTATGAGGATTATCAGATTGAGACAAAGCCAACAATTTACGAATTTTCTCTTGATAGCGCTTATCCATACTCATGGCGTCACCTCGTTAACTGCGACGCGATTTTGACCAATTAACGCCATTAGATCTGATGCCGAAATAACAACAGGACAAACGAGAGACTCAAGGTGATCGCTTCCATCACCCTGCCAAATCCAACACTCCTCATCATTAAAACGACGAAACTGGACGCGAGCTAGTTTTCCTAAATTAGAATGCAGACGGTCATTCTCTGCCTTTAGATGCTCAAACGCCCGCTGAAGCTTGCAAATATCAAAATCAGACAGTGGACTCGTATTATTTGACATTGATTCACTCATGCCCACACCCCCGCTTGTCCTTTTAGCTCAGGGTTCAACAGTGCGTAAACGTGCGCTTTCGTGCGGCGGCCTTTGAACATACGGGCGATATAGCCCTCGCGCTCCAGCTCTTTTACAGCGAGCTGAACTTTATCAACAGAAATACGGGATAACTCAGAAATCTCGTTAGGATCTAACAAGATGCGTGGCGAATCGCCAAATTTAGGAAGGTGATATTGGATAGCGTTGCGTACACGTCTGCCGTATACAGACAACATGTCAGATTTTTGACGTAATTGTGCCATGATGGAACCCCTTGTATATTTTTTGGGGCCACCACATCGAAGTGGTAATTTCGAAATTTGGGTGGCCGGACTAACAGGGTTACCACAACCAGCTACAAGGTAAACTGGTCCGCCCGAAGACGGCCCCGCCAATCCGACCATAACAGGTAGGTACAGGCGTGCAGACATAAAAAAACCGCTTTTATGGGCGGTTCGTCTGCCCTTGTAATTTTGCTGGGTGGTAATCCAGGTTACTGATTTTGCAGTAACGGTTAAATTATTAATCATTGCTCTGTACCTGTCAAATCAGATAATCAGAACATCGTGGACATCTTGTCCTAAAAACCTCTTGTTTCGATATTCAGTGTAAAGTTTTGGTGTTGGCGCGTCTTTCAACGTCCGCCACCAGTTTAGAAAACTCCGCATCATCAAAAGCCAAAAAAGCCCGCTCTGCTACAAGCGCAACAGGCGGGAAATAAGGGCAATCGATCACAGCGGAATAAAGAGGAAACGCACCAACATCAACACGACGCACCACAAAACCCAAATCCATCATTTTGTAAATCGAATAACGGACCTTGTGAGTAGGTGACTCAGACAGCGCGCTTATGGTCGGGATAGATAACGCCCTATCGGATTTGAATAAAATCCCCATAATCGTGTGGTCTAATGTGTTAAGCTGACTAGACATAACCCCTCCTCAAATACTCTGAATGGCGCTTCACAGCGGGAAAACAGAGTGAATTTAACGGCTTGATAACACTTTATCATTTACCCTGCCGTCACATTGAAACTAAATATAACACTCAGCGTAGTTTTTATTCAACTGTTTATTATTTTTGTTGTGTTGAAAAAACACTCTACAATGTCACAATTCGCAAATAGAGCGATTTGAAACATCAAAAACAGCAATATCCACTCAACAGGTTTCGCAATGACGGCACAAAAAGCGCTAGAAAAAGAAGTGATTGAAAGCTCAAAAGCGGCTTGCTCACTTGCTATGCAGAGGATCATTAACGCCTCGCGCTACGATAAAAGCGATGTTGCGGAGTATTTAGGGCTATCTGTTGCGGCAATTGACCGTCGCATGCGCGGGGCTGTAAGTTTTGCGCTAGAAGAGGCGATGTTAATTTGCCGTTTAATGGATATACCGATAGCTGATGCGTTAAAAATCGCCAACATGTCTGATGAAGAATTTCAAAACGCTTGGGTTTATCAGTGGCGCCGACAAAATCTTGCTAAATACGTCGCGCATCTTGAAGCAGACAGGGGCTTGACTCAGACACAAATCGCTGAAATGTGCGGCTATACGAAGGGCTGGATTAGTAAAATATTGGCTGGAAAAGGGAAGTTGATCGGGCGGATTTGTCGCGTCGTTGAGCAGCGCCTTGGACTTCCTGAGGAATGGCTAGACCGAAAGCCCATGACGCCGCCAGCTGGTCAGCAGATAAATACTGATTTAATCGCCAAAACCAGCAGCCAGTTGTTAGGTGCGGTTAAACAAGCTGGCTTTGACGTGGACAGCGACCTACTCGTGCCCTACCTAACAGCCGTGTCACAGCTTTACAACGCACGAATAGCAACGCGCGATGGATTTGACCCAGAGACCGACGCGGCACAATTCCAAGTGGTATTTGACCAACTCACCATGCAGCTCAAAATGAAAGAGGGGCTGTGGAAATTTGATTAACCTGTTGCCAGCGCTGCTGCCCTAAGCGCTGGCAATCTAATGGATGGGCATGGAGCAATAACAATGAACAAAACCCTTTTGGCCTCAGCGCTACTACTAACCGCCGTATCAGCGCACGCCGTCGATGCACCGCAATGGAATCAGGTCTCTTTTGGCGCAGTGTCGGCCGACATTGATGGACTAGAAGACAAACTAACAGGCGTTGCGCTTAGCGGCAGCTTCTTGCTGAATGATAACATTTTCATCGGTGGTCGCGCAGAATCCACAGACACAGACATTCGCGTGAACGGACAGAACGTCAACGCTGAAATCAACCGCTCACACATCGGCATTGGCTACCGCCACGCTGTTAGCGATGTTACCGATATTTACGGTAAATTATCAGCCGAAAACTACGAAGTAAAAGCCACAATAAGAAACACAAGCGTGAGCCAGGACGCCAGTGGTGGCTCGTTTGAGCTCGGCTTGCGCTCATTAGTGTTGGACAGCGTAGAGCTAGGCGCATCTGCCAACTTCATCCGCCTGAGCGACGACGGCGAAAGCGACAGCGACACTATCTTAAGCGCATTTGGCGCTTATCACTTTAACGACAAATTCTCTTTAGCATTGGGCTACTCAACCATGGACGATGCAGACTTTACGGAGCTAAAAGGCACTGTGTCTTTCTGATCACACCAAACGCGCGGCACTGAAAACTCAGTCGTCGCGCACAAAGAAGCAAATAAAAAAGAGGTGATGATGAAAAGTGTGCAAATATTATATCGCGGATCCCAAGCCGAGCCCTACCACATCAATACCGTCAAGCAGAAAGACGGTCAATTGGAAATGCTTTGTGATTGCCTTGCCGGCACCAATGGGACGCACTGTAAACATAGAATCGCACTGCTAACGGGTGACTATAAAAACGTCATTTACACAGAAGAAACGGCACAGCATTTAAAGTTAATTGCGTCATGGATACCTGGCACAAAACTAGAAGCGGCGCTCAAGGGGCTCGCAGAACACGAGAAAAAAGCGCAAGACGCTGCAAAAGAACTAAAAAATGCCAAGCGTAAGCTGGCGAGAGTCATGGAAGGAAAATAGTATGTTCGCAGAAGCACAGCACCTAGATAAGCTCTGGAAACTTGTTACCAACAAAGAAACTGGCGAAAAATATTATCGCGCCGACAAATCAACAAAATTGATAGTGAGCAGCGTTACGTTTGATGAACACCAGAAAAACGGCCATCTGAACAATGACCATTGGACTTTTTGCGTAGGCTATGCCTTTCGAGATGCGCTAGGGTTGTCGTTTGATCAGCGCCGGAAAAGCAAAGTTCCGTACATGGTGTGGACGCAAAGCCCTTATATTTATTTTAAAGAAGGCGATTTGCTTATCTCGAAATGCGGAAACTATAGCCTACAAGTTAAAATGGCAAACGCCGTAAGACGAGTAAAAGATACAAATTTAATCGACTACGGCCTAGTCGATTTTTCGGTGCTCAAAAAAACAGAAGGCAAATACCGTCATCGCGCAATGAAAACCATGACGCAATATGAGTTTTTACAAGTCCTCATATACGGCCTCCCTGATAGCCTGCTTTAACTCATCCATCATCACTTGATAATAAACCACCACCCCATAATTACCATTCTCTTTTGCCGCATCAAGCAAGCATTGCAAGCGCCTGATGCGCCCCTCTAAATCCGTATGTTCCATAAGGGTGTTCCTCCGTTCCCTTACTTTTTATCCGCTTTACATTTTTTTGACAAGTGCGTGACAAAAAGTCTACACGATATATGCAAAAGTCTACCCGCTTTACCCAAAAAACGTGTAGACCCGCTATCCGCCTACTGTTCAACACAATAATCACACAGTTTAATACACGGCTTTTTTGTACAATGCGGAGTTTAATTCAATACAGTGAATACTATGACGGTAGGCCAGCGCCTAAAGACCGCACGGATCGCCGCCAACATGTCACGGAACGAAGTAGCAAAACATCTTAACTGCTCTATTCACACGATCAAATCGTGGGAGCTGGATCGACACCGCCCGAAACCCATAATTATGGCCCGTATCGAGGTGCTGTTTGGCCTCGAAAAAGGCCACCTCACCTGCTCAAAAGACGTCGATTACACAACCGCCCTTAGCAACCTTGGCCGTGCTATATCGCGCCTGCCGCCCAAAAAACAACACCATGCCGTCACCATCATTGAACATTTTTCAAAATTAATTAGCGACCGCTAAGCCTTGTATTTCCTATCCTAACATCTATTTACTGTATATATAAACAGTAAACTATTAATGTTTTCTTTGTTTTCTTTGTTGACTAAAAAATGCGATATGTGTAATTTATATTCAACAACACAGGAGATGACAAGATGTCACACGAAAACATTACGTTTTACCCATCAAAAACCGCAGGGCTCAAAGCGACACAACTAGAACCCCTAGTCATGTCTGCTTACGGCCTTCCAGCCAAAACCATTGCGTACAACCTTGGCAAAGCCGAGCCAACCATCGTCCATCATCTTGTTGCAGCGCGTGAGCATTACAACGCCCGCAACAACATTCATGCCGTGGCTGTGGCCATCGCAGTGGGCGACATCAAATTCAAATACGAATCAACCTACGCCAACACCCTACGCTGCAGTGCGTTTTTGTTCGCCCTGCTCGCTGGGTTCGTCAGTTACATCGACACCCCGTTCGTGGGCGATGTTGATCATTCCCTTGTACGCACCGCTCGCCACGTCCGCGGCCATAAAAGCGGCATCAAGGGCGGACGTCGTGATAACCCACTTGACCTACTAATCGTTTAGGAGAAAACACCATGGCTCGCGGAAAAAACCTCGTCATATTAATTGGTAACGCAGGCAATGATGCCGAAGTGCGTTACATGCCATCAGGCGCAGCCGTGGCAAACGTCAACCTAGCAACATCAGAAAGCTGGCGCGACAAGCAAACAGGCCAAATGCAAGAGCGCACCGAATGGCACCGCCTAGTGTTTATGGATCGTGGAAACTTTCACCTTGGTCAAGTCGCGGGCGAGTACATCAAAAAAGGATCGAAGATTTATGTAGAGGGTTCCCTACGCACTCGCGAATGGGAAAAAGACGGCATTAAACGCTACACAACAGAAATCGTTGCTAACGAAATGCAGCTACTAGACAGCCGAGCAGACGCCAACCAACAGCCACAACAAGGCGGATACCAGCAAGGCTATCCAGAGCAAAGCTATCAGCCAGCACCGCAGCCAGCACCACAATCTTACGGCAGCTGGGGCAATGCACCGCAGCAAGCGCCACAACAGCAGCACCCAGCGGCACCGCCACAACCAGCACCACACCGCAGACCATAAGGAAGGCAAAATGGGAAATTTACTACTAACACGCAAGCCAGGTGAAGGAATCACGATCAACGTGCCAGCCAGCGAAAAAGGCACGGTGATACACGTTATCGCGGAGCCAAACCCGCATAACGCCAAGCAAACCCGCTTTGCTATAAACGCGCCAAAATCCGTCAGCGTTTTACGTGATGAACTGATCGAACGCGACCGCAAGGCCGCTGAACAGGGTGCCGCGTAATGTCTGGCTTCACGATGACACGCAAAAAAGGGCAAAAGATCATCATCTTGAATGATCAAGCCCTGCCGCTGGCCATCATCGAATTCGGTAGCCGCAAGGGTCACCAAACCCGCTTAAAAATCGCCACCATTTCAAATGGCGAAGTAAGCCGGAAAGACCACACACGCAGCGATGGAGATCAATTCGCAGTTGGGGAGGTGGTGTTCTCTGTTAACGCAGACAGCAAACCACACCGCACAGCAATCACCATCGAAAAATTCCCGCACTACTTACAAGTCGTGCGCCACGAAAACTACAAAACAGCCTTAAACGGCTAAAGGGAATCATCATGACAGAGCAAAAGAAAACACTGTTGCCAGCTGAACTTATCGAAAATGATCAAGGCCGCTTTCACCCTGAGTTGAAATTAGAGAACGGCTGTAAGCCCGTAGCATGGATAAAAGAACACGGCCTTAAAGCGCACATCGTTGAAATTGAGGACGCTGATTTTTCGATTAACTACTGGACGCCAGAGTCCAATTATCAGGGCGCGTTTCCTGTGGCCATTTTCCAGAGAGAAGCATGGGCAGAAGGCGACTATACCGCGATATTTGCTTATGAAAACACGCAAGAAAACCGAAAAATCAAGCTTAAAACGTTAGGCGAAAACCTCAACCAAGAAAGTGCAGCGGCTTATATAAGCCTATGGCATGAAATTCAGATACATGACATTGAAACCGCCGCTCGTACTGACGCCACTAAAGTTTCTTTTGGTGAGTTTGAGCTCACAGAGCCTGAGCAGGTCAAGTGGTTCAAGGTTGGAATGTTGATGGCCGCCAGTCTTGTTAGAGACTGCCCTGTCTCTGTAGACGCAAACAAATAGGAGCCACCCATGTTTTTCACTAACGCAACCATTTTCCAGTTAAAAGAAGCCGTCGATTTCGACACGTTAGAAGCCGCGCTTCCTAATTTCCCACTAAAAGAAGTGGGCTCACAAGACGAGTACACGTTCGGCTCTATGCCGCTGATCCGCAACAGCGAAACATGGTCGCTACGCTCTGGCGATTGCTTGCTTATGCGTTTTGGTAAAGAAGAAAAGAACCTACCCAGCGCCATCGTCCGCGAAGCACTGGAAGAGAAAGTGGCGCAAATAGAGCTAATCGAAGGCCGCAAAGTCTACCGTAAAGAAAAAACCGACATGAAAGACGAGCTGATCTTTACCATGCGCCCAAAAGCGTACGCGAAACGCACCGACGTGTGGATGCACATCGACAGCAAAGCGGGTTTCATCGCCATTTACAGCACCAGCGCCAACATGATTGAGCAAGCATTCAAGCACCTGCAAACCATGCTCGGCAGCTTCCCGATGCTACCGCTACAGGCACAAGTGTCGCCATCTGCCATCATGACTCACTGGCTCATGATGAACGCCGTACCCGCTTGGCTAGAAACAGGCGCAACGTGCGACATTCAAGACCGCAGCGAAGACAAAGCAAGCATTGCGTTTAAAAACCTTGAGCCATTGTCCGAAGACGTCACCCGTCATCTACAGCAAGGCATGAGCGTTAAAAGCCTCGCCCTACGCTGGACCGACAAAATTAGTTTTGTGCTACACGATGATCTGACTATCCGAAAAATCAAATGGGACGACCAGCTTAAAGAGGCCGCGTTCAACGACTCCCAAGGCGGTGGCTTATCTGATATGGACGCTACCTTTGCCCTAACCACACTCACCACCCGCGAATTCTTCGCCAGCCTATGCGCCTGGTTTGAAATCTCAGCGCCAGAACAGGAGCAAGCAGCATGAAATCAAAACCTTTAGATGATCTAGAAATGTATGAGCTTTTGCTACTTGCTTACCCTGAAAAGTTTGAAGCAATTGATGATGAAGAGGAGGCTTTTGAGTTTGCTCAAGAGCTAGCGAACGATTTAAGCGGATGGGAAGAAATTGCCGACCTACTTGGTCGCATTGTGATGCTTTCTCAACCCATGGGCGGCGCGCTATCAGGAAATTTACAGCACTGCCTTGGCGATGTGAAAGTAAAAGATGGACAGATTTTAATGTTGGCCGCAGTAAAGCGCGAAGTGAGCGAACAGGAGCAAGCAGCATGAAAGAGCGCCCTATTCTATTCAATACGGAAATGGTGAAAGCCATCTTAGACGGCCGCAAAACCCAAACGCGTCGACCAGCTAACCCACAGCCAACACTTACAAATGACAGTGGTTTTTCTTGGAAAGGCCATCTTTATGGTGCTGGATTTAGCGATAAAGCAACTAAGAATAATTTTATTGCCCCAGCTTTTCCGCTTGGCAAGGTTGGCGACCATCTATGGGTGCGCGAGACGTTTGCCGCACTTGATGCTGGTAGCTATGAGCAAGCCAAGCCCACTAAAGGAATGAATCAAGATATCCGCTACAAGGCAACTGAAAAGCTTGCGAGTCAAGACGCAGATGTTCGCGGTTACGATTGGAAGCCGTCAATCCACATGCCCCGTTGGGCATGCCGTTTAGTGCTGGAAATCACCGATGTGCGTATTGAGCGAATCCAAGACATCACCGAAGAAGACGCCAAAAAAGAAGGCTTCCCACGCATGGAAACGCACCCCAAAGATGGCGCGCCTGCGCGAACTTGGTTTCGCGGAACATGGGACTCCCTCTATAAAAATTGGAGTGAAAATCCTTGGGTGTGGATCATTGAATTCAAAATCGTCGAGCTAAACGGCAAAAAACAGGAGCAAGCAGCATGAACCCCCATTCTATCGATTGGAATTTAAGCGGCCTCGCTGGCCACGACAAACACGGAAATGAAATCAGTGTGCGCGAGTTGGTCGCCGCCATTGAGAGTTACGAATCCATTGCAGAAATCGCAGCCATGCCAGAAAGCATGCGCGATGCACTGGCTATGCGCGCCGCTGAAAACTACCGTATTAAGACGCAAAACGAGCATCAGCAGCGAACAATCAAAGAGCTAGAAAGCACCCTAAACAGCGCCCATGTACGCATCAGCAACTTGCTTAGCGAACATGCAGACATCAAGCGTGACGCAGCACTATCTGCCCTAGCCATCTACGCAGACCCACGCAACTGGGCAAACCCGCGCAATCAGCATGGCGACCTGCAAACAGAACAGCGCAGCGTGTTTATCAAAGGATTCCACGGCTTCGAAATCGCCGCGCAAGCACTACAACAAAACAAAGAGCAAGCGGCCTAAACCGCCCCACAGGGAGAGTAATTATGTACAGCAAATCATTGGAAACATTCAAAAAAGACACCGTAAATCACGCTCTGAAAATCATCAAAGATGATGGGGTTTATCGCCATGTTAGTTTCGATGACGGGTCTTCAATTTACGCCATTAAAATAGTTACTTGGCCTGGTTATTTGGCTGTAACTGGCGACATGGGCGAATACCTTTTTGCCAGAAAAAACGACATGTTCAGTTTCTTTCGTGCTAAAAAAATTAATCCAAGCTATTGGGGGGAAAAACTTAAAGCCGAGCCAAACCGCTCGCAGCAAGGGAAGCGTTGGACAGCAGATGCTTTCAGATCATGCGTAAATGATTATCTAAAAAACAACTTAGATCCAATTGAAACTCTGGATGACGAGGAAGACATCGAGATCAACACAGAGATTCGCGGAGCGATCGATGAGGCAATAAAAGAAATCGATCATGAAGAAGAGGCGAACGAGTGGGTTCTGAATTTTGAGTGTAACGACTTCCAGCTTGAAAGCTTCTACGAATATGACTGCAAGGAATTCACAGAGCAATACCTTTGGATCTGCCACGCCATCATAGAAGTGATCAAGCGCTATGACGAAATAAAAGCAACCGAAGCAGCGGATCAGAGAGAGTAACCATGAGCAACTACATCAAAAAAACCTACAACGTCCCCGCTGATATAGGAAGAAAGGTAATTGTCGACGGAAAGTCTGGCGTCATTGTTGAAAACAAAAGCCATCACCTTGGTGTGAATTTTGACGCAGATAAGGCATCGGTTGTTTCTCGCTGTCACCCCACTTGGAAGGTCATATACCTTGACGAGTTCGCAGCCATCCGCAAATTAACCAAATCTCAGCAGAGATATAAGCGATTTTTAGAATATGGCGATAGCTTCAAAAGCTTTATCGATTTTTGCTACTGGGACGCCGAACAGCAGCGCCAAGACAGAGTTTAAGGAGAGCAACTATGTCAAAGCAATGCCCTCAGTGGCCAATACTGTTCAGCGAAGAAGTTGATGCCGTCGCAGCGGAAACTTGCTACGTCATAGCTTTCGATGACAAGAAAAAAATAGGTATGCCTGATCTGATTCTAGGAAATGGCGAGCGTTTGAAAGCCGGTGATAGTTTTACTCAGCTCGGTACAAAAGGTTGCTCTTACAAAAACGGAGTCATGCTTTCTGATGGCTGGTATCAAACATACGAAGGAATCATTCGAGTCATTTTAGAAGACGGAAAGGTCACCGAGTTTAAATTATTCAGCGCCACCCATGCGGCAAGCGGAAAACGCGAGCCAAATGATTGGAACATGAAATTTCAGCATAGATACCTAGCCTATGTGCAGCACGAAAACTTCTCAATGAGCTACTTCGGAGCCAACTACGGCTACCACTTTTTTGAAACGAATCACCTAAAACGATTCAGCACCAAACAAACCAAGGCAGCATAGGGAGCCAAGCATGTCTTTAGTCCTAAACAAAACAGAGCGCTTTACCATGCTTGCCCTAGCGCTCGTTCTGGCCGCTGTCTCGGTTGTGTGTGAAGTGCTGCTTTTTACCGAGCAAACCGTTATGCCGATCGATACCGCCTTGGCGGCGATCATCGGCTTGGCCTTGGTATGCTTTCAATTCCTTTTTGCTGCGACCGCTGCCAAATTTTGGCAGGCGAGCAAACGCTTGATAGCGTGCGCCATGTACCTAATCACCGCCGTGTTGTTTACCATCAGTTTCTCAGCCACTGCGGGATTTTTTGAATCTCGCTTCCAAGAGAACCAGCAAACACAGCTATACAATTCCAATGACTACAAACTAAAAATGTCTGTCATTGATGACCTAGAAAAACAGGCGAAAACACTAACAGATTCCGCCAATTCCGAGAAACAAAAAGGCAACGGCTGGTACGCTGGACAGCTGCTCATAAAAGCCGCCGAGGCGAGCGAAAAACGCCGCTCTGCTATTGCTCAACTGAGCAACCAAACAGCGCCAAACACCGACGCAACAACCGCCCTAGTCTCTGTTATTGGCGCTGGTCGCTGGGCGCTTTGGATCGTTTTAGCCGCCCTTGTCGACCTCTGTCCGCTCGTTGCTTTTGCTAGCTATGCAGTACGCCAAACACCAGTAAAAACAGGCGTTACAGACGAAAAAACACCAAACCAAACACCTGAACAACAGCGCCCAACAGTAAGCCAAACGCCAAACGAACAGCCAGACGAAAGCCAAACAAACGCCGAAACAGGACGCCCAACACTGGACGAAATAAAGCAGGCAATCAAACAAATGCCAGCGGGTCAAGTGGGCGTAAGAGCCGTCATGCGAACAGCCGAAACAACCAACTACCAACGCACCAAACAAGCACTCGAAGAGCTAAAAAAAGAAGGCTTTTTGACCGAAGAAAACAACAAATATTATCTTAACAAATAACGGGAAATATCATGACATTTAAACGAGAAAACAGATACCACGCCTTAAAAGCATCAGATGTTGAGGCAGCTTTTACGAGTGAAGAGAGAGCGCTTCTTGAAAAGCTTTTAGCAAAAGCAGATCGTCATAGAGAAGAGCAAAATAAAAAACCACTAACTTGCTTAGTCATTGAAAGTGATTGGCCTGAATACGAGCTAGCGTGGAAAGCTATCGAGTCTCGGGTGAATGGAAAACCTGAAGGTCAACCAACCCTAAACATTCAAAAAGAACTAAAGCAGTTCAAAAAAACAGGCAACAGCACCCATGCGCGATGGATTGCTAACGAGCTACTCAAAGCCCAAGCCGACAGCAAGTTTGCAAGCATTGAAAAACAACTCGACGTTACCGTCGGCCACGCCAGCGGAGGCGACATTAAAAGCGGACTGCTTTGGGCTGTTCTTGATCTTGTAGAAGCGAAAAACCGAAAGCTTATTGATCAGCTTGAGAAGCGCTCAGGCGAAGAAGATGCAAGCGAATTAATCCGGTGCTTGTTCTTCGCACCTAGTTCACCAGTGAAACCGAGCAAAGCGTGGGAAATAGAGGAATGGTATAAAAAATTGAAATCTTCGAAAGCTAGGAGTGCGGCATGAGCATTTTAAATAAATACCCTGAAGGCTTTTGCATACCTAACAGCCAAGTTTCCTTCGATACATACAGGCACATCATGAACCTAGCGAAAGTCGGTGGAGCAGCACAAAGAGAATCAGAAGGTGCCACAATGTTCAATTATAAAGCTCACGCCTACTTTGGCGTGAACATGGATGGCAGGCTTTGGCACAGCCACCACAAAGGTGACTTTTCAAACAACCTGCTCAGTGACGCTGAAATTGCCGAATTGATAAAAACAGAGATACCGAGCAAATACGATCAATACGGTTTGGATTATGACGACCTTGAAAAACTGCTCGATGCAATGCTGTTCCTTGGGATTTCCCCAGGGTACGAAAGCAAGGAGGAAGCCATGCACAACCAAAGACGCTTAATTTTAGACACCCTTCGAGGCGTCAAAAAGCTAGGTCCAATCATGGACGCCGCCAACGTCGAATACGAAACGCATAAAAAACAAAACACTATTATGAAAGAAGCGCTGATGGAGATCCGCAACCGTGGCCGACACTGGCCAGACGCTGGCGACATCGCCAAAAACGCATTAGACAAAGCAAAGGAGCAAGGGGAATGAGCCAACCTCAAACAACAAGCCTGGTCGACGCATTCACACTGAACGGACTACCAAGCGAATATTTGTCCGGCAAGCAAATCCAAGAGCGCTACAGAATAAGCCCTGCAACATTCTGGCGCTGGAAGAAAGATGACCACGCGTTTAAATTCCCCAAGCCGTTGTTTGGCGAGGGCGTCGAGGCAAGATGGTCGCTGGATGATGTTATCGCGTGGGAGCAAGCAAACGCTAAGAAACAATCTCGTGCAGCTTCTTAAGCCATTGCTCGTAAAGCGCCCTTTGCTCGTCGAGATAGTCATGATGGTCATACGTTTGCCACATCGCTGGCAGCGCATGACCAAGAGCGATCTCGCAAATATGGGGCGGCGCAAATACTGACCAGCGCGACCGCGCAGTGCTTCGCAAGTCGTGCACAGACCACGAATCAACATCAGCTGCCAGGCGCTTCTTGATCCAATGATTGATATTCTTAGGCATCGATAAGTGAGACGTTTCAACAGCCGGTCTATCCGCCTTCGCCAGCGGAATCGCATAAGCATAAGACTCTGGCGAACAAAGCATAAGCTGCTTAATTAGCGCGGCCATTTCTGGCATTATCGGCCGCTTCAATGGTCGCCCAGTTAAACGACCCGTCTTGTGATTTTCTGGCGGAATGGTCCAAACATTGTTATGCAAGTCAAAATCCGTTTTTTTAGCCAACCTCAACTCACCAATCCGACACCCCCACATTGTAAGCAGCTGCAACAATATACGGTTTTTAGGGCGAATATTAGACTCTTTAATCCCCTTCCAGATAAGCCTAAGATCATCATCGCTTAACGATCGCACCCGCCTATTTTTCTTAATCCTGAGATCTTTTCTAGCTGATATATCAGATAACGGATTGCTGGTCACACGTCGCATGCGAATGCCCCACGCGTACATCTGACGAGCCGCAGTCAATACACGTTCAGATATGGACGGCACATCCTTTGCGATTGCTTCAAACACCCTAACCCATTGATAGACCTCAATGTCAGAGGCGGAAAAATCACCCAGTAACGGAAAAACGTGCAGCTCCATGCTTCTCAGCGAGTCGCCAGCGCTCTTTTGATGATGCACAGCAAAGGCATTGTGATAATCCCTATAAAGTGCTTCGAGCTTATTGTCAGGCGCATCAAACAAAGACTGCCTAATAAGATAAGCTTTAGGATCGCGCCCCTCCTCAAGAACCGCCTGCAGCTCCATCATTTTTTCTCTAGCGCGCTTTAAGCCGATCGCAGGATAAGCGCCAATGTCTAAACGCAACTGCTTGCCGTGGTATCGATAGCGCCATTGGAAAACCAGCTTTCCTTTAATCGTCGCACGCACCCCCAAACCATCACGATCTGAAAACACCTCAACCTTATCCCGAGCCTTGCCGTTATTACTCTTCAGCCACGCATCCGATATCATTTTGTAATTCCCTGTGAAATAAAATTACGAAACAAGTACTGATTCAAATCATGTACTCATTTGTGTACTCAAAAAGAATGATAAAGAATGAAAGCCAATAAAACAAACGAAAACAAAAAAGCCCCCAAAACCTAATGGTTTCGGGGGCTTCGGTTGTTTCTTGATAATCAATGAAAGCAGCGAAAAACAATCAATTATAGATATGTGC